CTGGTAAGGTTGGTGCTACTGTTGCTGCTGCAGAACGTGTTGGCGTTTATGGTGAATACTACTTCCTGACTGGTGATAAACTGACCAGTAATGTGAAGGCAGGTGTGAAGTATTCCTTCTGATAACCTAATTATAAGATGAGGGAAACCACCCCTTTATGGGGCGGTTCTTTTTTTCTAAATACTTTATTTAATAGGGAGGTCTTGACAGACCTCCTTTTCTTTAGTACAATAGTTAGGTCCTCTGCTCCCCCATCTGTCATGACATCATCTAAAGATCAACTTATCAAAAAACTTTTGTTTCATTTATTTGACGAATATGATCACGATCCGAATGTATTAGAACAAATGTACAACAGTGGGTTCTATAATAACCTTGCATATGATGACATATGGGATAAATTAAATATAATTGCGGGAGACGTTGTTTGTGACCATTAATGCTGTAGTTTATTCAAAAAACAGTTGCCCCTACTGCGATAAAATAAAACAACTTTTTGATATGCTAGAAATTAATTATGTTTCTTATGTATTGGATGTGGATTTTGACAAACAACAATTCTATAAAGAGTTTGGAGAAGAATCAACATTTCCCAAAGTTGTATTTAATGACAAATTAATTGGGGGTTGCATAGAAACAGTTCGTTATTTAAAAGAGAATGGATACCTCACCTAAAGAAGATCAAGAAACTAAAATAAATAAAGGTGATGAGTTCATGACGTTAAGGAGGAAGAATAGAAATACTTTAACCGAAAATAAAGTCAATCTTCCAAAGGAGGGAGTAGTCATGAATACCACTATAATCATTTATTTTACCACTTTAATTTCTATTGGTGGATTATTGATTGGATTTTTATTTGGTTGGTTTGCAAGTGAATATGTAGATACTTACCTTGAAAACAAAACACAAACCACATTGACTCCGCATCCTGAAATGTTAGATGAAGATGGAAACATGATTCCATTTCAAACAGCAAAACTAATTAGCGTACACTTTGAACCATCTGATGACTTTGACACGGATCCTTTTGACGAATATGATGACACATGACCCTTGCTTAAGTTAGCAAACTGTGCTATACTTAGGTTTATTATTACTTACTGAGGAGCAAATGAAATTATTGATTTCTGAGATTATAAAGAAAGCATCTAATGCTAAAACAAAAGCAGAAAAAATTAAAATTTTACGAGACAACAACACTCAAGCACTTCGTTCAGTTCTGAAATGGAATTTTGATTCTAATATCATTTCAGATCTTCCAGAAGGTGATGTACCATTTAATAAAAATGATGCACCAATTGGCACTGAGCATACAGTTCTTGAACGAGAAGTTAAAAATCTTTATAGATTTATCAAAGGTGCAAATACGCTAACTCGTTTTAAGAGAGAGCAACTTTTCATTCAATTGCTTGAGGGTCTTCATGAATCTGAAGCAGAGATTATATGTCTTGTTAAAGATAAAAAGATTCAAGACAAATATCGTCTTACTTTTGCAGTAGTAAAAGAAGCATTTCCTGAAATTAAATGGTCTAATGATGCCGCTTCAAAATGACACAAATTTTTTCCTTAAATAGTCAAATCAAATTAATCAAAAAAGCACTTAAGCTTGATTATCTTTACAGTGATAGAGAACTTCGTCACATGAAAAAAGAATTGTCAGAAGCAAGAGAGTGTCTTGAAAGAGAACGTCGCCAACGAAACAACGGATTTGGTTATTGATATGAGTGTAAAACTTATTAGCGTTACTCCCGATGCAGAAAAGACAATGGCGTATATTGCTAGAGTGTCTAACCCTAGTAACCAAGATAACGAAAACTACGCAGGGCTATTACGTTATTGTATTAAGCATAATCACTGGTCTGTGTTTGAACAATCTACTATGAGTTTAGAGATTGAAACTACTCGTGGTATCGCAGCGCAAATTTTGCGCCACCGTTCATTTACATTCCAAGAATTTTCACAACGATATGCCGATACCAATCTTCTTTCTCAGCATATTCCTATTCCTGAACTTCGTCGTCAGGATACAAAGAACCGTCAAAATTCTACCGATGACCTTGATGGTTATCTGAAACTTGTTCTTGAAACTGAAATTCAAGAACACTTTGCTAAAGCACAACAACTTTATAATCGTCTTCTGAATCAGGGAGTAGCAAAGGAATGTGCAAGGTTTGTGCTTCCGTTGGCAACTCCAACAAGAATCTATATGACAGGCTCGTGTAGGTCATGGATACATTATATCAATCTACGCTCAGCACACGGCACTCAGAAAGAACATATGGTCATCGCTGAGCAGTGTCGTGAAATATTTAAAGAACAGTTTCCAACAGTATCAGAAGCATTGGAGTGGTAAATGCCAACGTATAATTTTAGAAATATCGAAACAGGTGAAGAGTTTGAGATCTTTATGAGTATACATGATCTTGATAAATATAAACAAGATCATCCAAACCTACAACAATTTCATAATAAATTTCCTGGAGTTGTGGGAGATGCAGGTATCAGGGATAAACGTCCTGATGGTTGGAAAGATGTTTTAAAAAGTATCAAAAAAGCAAACTACGGATCTACTATAGAAACTTAAACTTATATGGCAAGAAGAAGAAAAGACACCAGTTTCGATTTTGTAAATAACACTCCAAAACAAATGAGAAGGAAAAAACCAATCAATATTGAACACTTAAAAGATATTGAACCTTTAACTGATAATCAAGAAAAAACATTTGAACAATATAATGAAGGTAAAAACCTTTTCCTCTATGGTTGTGCTGGTACTGGTAAGTCATTCGTAGCAATTTATCTTGCATTAAAAGAAATTCTTTCTGGTAATTCTCCTTACGATAAACTTTATATTGTTCGTTCTCTTGTACCAACAAGAGAAATTGGATTTCTTCCAGGGGATCATGAAGATAAATCAAATCTTTATCAAATCCCATATAAGAACATGGTAAAATACATGTTCAAGATGCCTGACGATCCAGCATTTGACATGCTGTATGATAATCTTAAGGCACAAAATACAATCTCCTTCTGGAGCACTTCGTTCCTTCGTGGAACTACTCTTGACAATGCAATCATATTAGTTGATGAATGCCAAAACCTCAATTTCCACGAATTAGATTCTATTATTACCCGTGTAGGTACTGATACTAAAATTATTTTCTGTGGCGATGTTAAACAAACTGATCTTATCAAGACCAATGAAAAAAACGGTATCCTTGACTTTATGAGAATCCTTCAACTCATGGAAGAATTTGCCAGTGTAGAATTTGGAATTGAGGATATTGTACGTTCTGGTCTGATCAAGAGTTATCTTCTTAGTAAATTGCATTTAGGACTTGATGAACTTTAATCATGTAAAACTTTCTTTTGCCCTTAACGAAATGGTTGCTAAAACCATTGAGGGGGAAAGGGTCTATCCTGTAGGTGAGGATAAATTTTATCCATCTATTTCTACAATTACTTCATATCGAAAGCGTCACACCATTAAAGAATGGAGACAACGAGTAGGTGAACAAGAAGCAAATAAAATTTCAACCCAAGCAGCTTCTATAGGAACTTCTTTCCATAGTATGGCAGAAGATTATCTTAATAATAATTTTAATATAGAAAAATATAAAGATAAATACATGGCAAAGGTTTTGTTTATTCAGGCAAAACCTATTTTAAATATGATTAATAATATTCATTTTCAAGAGGCACCTCTTTATAGTGATGAATTTCAAATTGCTGGTAGAGTTGATTGCATTGGAGAGTTTGATGGCAAACTTTCGGTAATTGATTTCAAATCATCAATTAAAGAAAAGAAAGAAGAATGGATTGAGAATTACTTTGTTCAAGAGACAGGGTATGCTAAAATGTATGAGGAACGGTCTGGAATTAAGGTCGATCAGATTGTCACCATCATTGCTTGTCAGAGTGGAGAAACACAAATTTTTATTAAAAATCCATCTGACTATGTGCCTCTTTTGATAGATTATATTAAAGAGTACAGAGAAGGGAATGACAGATATAGACAAACTACTTGATGATAACTTTATGGATAAGAATAAGTTTTCGATGACAATCGAAACTATTGTGATGAACAGTAATAAATCAATGAATTATATTGATGCTGTTGTACACTTCTGTGAAAATAAAGATATAGAAATAGAATCTGTTGCCAAACTTATTGGACCAACACTAAAAGAAAAGATCAAAGCAGAAGCATTAAAACTTAATTACATTAAAAAAACCACAAGAGGCATTTTGCCTTTTTAAATTATGAAAGCATTTGATACATATCAAGTGTATACTGCAATTAAATTACACTTCAGTTCTAGTAGATACAATTACTTTGAATTTGCTGGTAAAACCAAAGTTTCTGTAGAAAAATTTTTACAAAGGAATGATCGGTATTTTTTTGAAAAGATTTCTAGCAAATACAACACAAATTGTGTAAAGGAATACTTTGTATCTAACTTCATTGCCAATTCTAATTTATGGATTGGTTCTATGTCAGACACCAACTATGTGGAATGGCAAAAAAAGATGCAGAGTATTTCTTATTTGTTTAAAAATGATCTTGAAAAGATTCTATTGGAGGTTCCTAACATCAATGAAGCATTTAAATGTAAAAAAAATCAACATTCATTAATAATAAAAATGTTTATGGGTAGACATTTAATGCTTGAAACACTAGTTATTCTTAATAGATTAACTAACTTTGTAAATAGATATGACATCATATTGAAAGATGATTGTATTTGGAATGAGATTTCTTTATTGATTAAAAAATACGATCCCTTCTTGAATTTTAATATGAAATCATTGTCAACGATAGTAACACAAGTAATCTAATGAGTTTCTTTTCATCCGAAATAGTACAAAGAGAAATGTTATATATGCAAAAACTCTATCAAGAGTTGAGTGCAAAGATGTATAGGTTTCCTTTTATGTCTAGAGAAGAAAGGGAAAAGATAGTGGATGATCTTGATCACTTAATTGATAAGCAGGAAATTTTATACACAAGAGTTGCACTTTCAGATCAGGAAGATGCAGTTGAATTTAAAGAACAGTTTAGAATTGCTGCAAAACAAATGGGTATTCCTACTCATATCATTGGGTCTGAAGTATTTAAAAATGCAAAACAATCACTTCAAATGATGAGAGATTCTTTGGATTATGATCCCCTAAATAAAGGGACCGACACTTGACAGGTCCTCACCTTTCTGCTATGATAATACAGTCAATACAACACTACACATTTAATACGGAGAATACAAACACATGTCTTTCGCAACACTTAAAAAGCAAGGTTCCCTTCTTGACAAACTTACTAAGGAAGTAGATAAACTCAACGAAGGTGGCAGTTACATTGATGAACGCATCTGGAAACCCCAGATGGATAAATCTGGAAACGGATATGCAGTTATTCGATTCCTTCCTTCTAGGAGCCCTGAAGATCTTCCTTGGGCACAGGTTTGGTCTCATGCATTCCAAGGTCCTGGTGGTTGGTACATTGAAAACTCTTTGACTACAATAGGTAAGCAAGACCCTGTTGGAGAAATGAATCGCCAACTGTGGAATAGTGGTCTTGATTCTGATAAAGAAATTGCTCGTAAGCAAAAGCGTAAACTATCTTACTACAGCAACATCTATGTAATTTCTGATCCTGCAAATCCTGATAACGAAGGTAAGATCTTCATCTACAAGTATGGCAAAAAGATCCATGATAAGATCTGCGAAGCAATGAAACCTTCCTTTGCAGATGAAGAAGCAATTGATCCCTTTAATTTCTGGGAAGGTGCTGATTTTAAATTGAAGATTACTAAGGTTGCTGGATATTGGAACTATGATAAATCTGAATTTGCTCGTCCTGCTACTCTTGGTAACTTTAGTGATGAGAAACTGGAAAAGATCTACAATCAACTGTATGATTTGAATGAGTTCACCGCTGCAGACCAGTTCAAGAGTTATGATGAACTTCAGAACCGTTTTGATATTGTTCTTGGTAAGAAAGGAACTCCTCGTGTAGATAGGGAAACCTATGAAACCGAATTTATGGAAGAAGAAATGGGACGCTCTGCCGCTGATCTTCCTAATCTTTCTTCTAGTGCATCTAGTTCTGACGATGAAGATAACTTCAGTTACTTCAATCGACTTGCTGATGAAGATTTCTAAATCATTTGGGGAGCATTGCTCCCCTTTTTTATTACTCTGAAGATTTTAAAGTTCTAGTAATGTATTCTGTGCTTGGAGTATATTGAATTATTTTTTGGAATATTTCTTCAAACTCTCCAAGGAATTCTGGTCTCAGTAATACAATATTTCTTTTTTTCTCATTGAGTTTTGATTCGTATTCATAGTTAGGGACACTAATTCTAGATTGTGATTTAGATAATAATTCTCCAGTAGGTAGTTTAAATCGAAATGATTCTTCAACAATTACACCTTCAGGCATAATAATATTATTTTTATATGAGATTGCTAATGTCTCATAGTGATGAACATCACTAAAGTTTTGATATTTTTTACTTAAGTATTGTTGAAATACCGCATCAGACATTGGCCAATCTGAATATAAATTAACTATGTTATTTAAAAGTATAATTACCCAATCATACTTGGGATCTTGATACTTTTCCATAGCAATTGTATCTGGTCTTTCCCAGTCCTTAACAAAGTAATCTTCAAATAATGTTGCAGATGGTTTGATCGAATCAATCAGTTTAATCCTAGAGAATATATTTTTAATTAATATATACTCTCCATCAAATGGATTTTTATTATACTTTAGATATATAATTTCTGGTAACTTTGAAAAATACATTTTAGTACTCGTCTGATAAAATATCTTCTTGCGTTAATGAAGTTAACTCTTCAAAATTTAAACTAATTCTAACCGTATGTACAAATGATCCTGGGGTTGGATTGAATGAATTGTTAGGAGTGTAATCAACAGACATTCTAGTTAGAGCACAGTATTTAGTAACAGGTAAGTAATCTTTTAAATTATTACCACCATGGGGAAGGATTCTAAAAACGTAAGGATAGTCAAGAAATAAACTGACATTGTTTCCAGATCTTCTAGCACCAGGATGCATTGCTAATTTAAATTTTTTAATAATATTTTTGATTTCACTTTCTTCTCCACGATTTCTTGCTAACATTATATAATCAAAATTAAATGATCGTGTATTCATACGATCAAATGTCTGTAAAGTATTATCATTGAAAGTTATTCCAAGAGAACCACCAAGTAGGGAATCTAATGATATACCTTCTGATTTAGGAATTGATCCTGCTTTTTCGAGAACTTGACCTACTGCACTACTAGTAACAGTACTTGCTGCAGTTGATATTGCAGCAGCAATATCAGCACCACCTTGACCTATAGCATTTCCCAAGGCACCAAAGGATACTTTGTTCCAAGTAGCACCATAATTGTATTCTAATTTTGGTGGCAAATATAAAAATATAGACCCAATTGAAGAGTTTGCTGCTGGATCTGTACCTGATGGTCCCGATAATCCTGTTTCACCTGAATCACTAGAAATTAAATTATTTAATCCACTTCCAAATAATCCTTCTAATCCACTAGCACCTTTTATTAATCCTTGTCTTATATCATTAACTGCTAATGCTTGAGCCGATTTGTAATTATAGATTGCAAATTGTAAGTAAAAATTATTTGGAGAGTTTAATGGATACTTTAAATTTCCAGATACTATTGCAGATAATGATTTTTGTCTATTTTTAAATTTTATTTTTTCTGCTTCTGCTTGACTATTCCCATCACTATTATTTTTTGCTTGTGGGGGCGGTGGCACTGTACCACTGGGATTTCCTATTGTACGTTCCCCACCGACACCAGTAGCCGATCCACCTGGGGTTGTTGGAGGAAGAGCGAACTCTACATTAGGTTTAAATGCAGCTGGGTTAAACGATGATGTCATTAGACCTTTTGTATTTTAATTGAACTCATAAATCTATTATTAGAATCATAAAATTGCTCTATAGTCAAAGCAGCAAAATCAACAATGTCTTTATCTTCAACCTGAAAAAATATATTGTCAGCTTTTTCTGGTATATATCTATGAAGAAGATAATCCTTTATCTTTATATTTTTATTTAGATATGATTGAGCAAGCAATATTCTATTTTTTTGAGTTGTGTAGTGTAAATTTGCTCCAAGAATTCCATCAGTATATTTTTCAAGAACTAGTACATAGGGATACCTATCCCAATGTCTTAACTGTTTAAGATACTTTGGTTTGTATTCAAACAAATAGAACTTACCGATCTCAATGCCGCTATGTTCAACAGCGTTGTTAAACAAATAATTGAATGCAATTTTTCTTTGCTCGTTTCTATTTGATGCGTTTTCTTTTTTAATTTGATCTAATACGCTCATAACTTTAGATCCTTTTCTGTTAGTACCTTAAATTCCCATTTTCTATCTGCACAATAATTTTTAGCAGCATCCCATTTAGCTTGATTGACTGCGTAGGTTACTACCTCATTAATATACTTTTTAGTTTTTTTCTTTTGAACCTTAGGTTCTTCAACTTGCCTCAATGGTTTTATCTCAATGATATAATTTTTTATTCCAGAGTTGGATGTTGCTCTGACATAAAAATCTGGAAAGTACCTATGATATCTGCCATCAACAGGGGATACGTATGGTATAATTATTTCTTCTGATGCCCACTGTAGAATATTCTCATTCAAATCACAGTACTTCATAAATTTTAATTCCCACAAACTGCGATAGATTATATTGGTGGGATCACCTTTGTACTTCTTAGGAAAGGATGGTCTAAATTTTCCAGAATATGCCATTATATATACGATAAATATTAATAACTTCCCCAACTTATTTAGATGAAAATTAGTACAATACTATCAAATGTTGTAGGTAATTATGGATTAGCCACATCTAATAAGTATCATGTTTCATTTACTAATATGAACGCAGCACTTGGTACTGCATTGGGGTTACAGAATATATCAGATCCATCTTTATTTGAACTTGAATCTAGTGCTAACAAAGCAGCAACAAAACTTAGTTACCTTTGTGATGAATGTAACATACCAGGATTTAGTTTTGCAACTGGAGACGTGAAAGGATTACAACCTGGAATCAATATTCGTAATGCACATACTAAAATATTTAATGAATTGAATTTAACTTTCTTATTAGATTATTCACATACAACGTATAATGTATTTCAAAGATGGTCTGATTTTATTTTTAATAAGCAAGGTATTCCAGGGTATGATATTAAATCATACTCTTTGATGAGATACTATGATGATTACTGTGCAGATGTTGTAATACAAAAGTTAGAACCAAGTAGAAGGGATATAAATGTTCAATCATTCTTTGATCCTCTTGGTAATGCTACATCTAGGAATACTCATGTGGTGATGAATCAATTGGTAGCACATAAAGTATTTCCATATAGCATGAATAATATTTCATTTTCTAATGGACCAAATCAACCAGTAAGAGTTCAAGTATCCTTTTATTTTGAGTACCTAGATAAAGTATAAGAATTGTATTTTTGGAGATAAACTATGGCATTGCCAACTTTGAATAACCCTACTTATGAATTGGTTATTCCTTCAACTAAAAAGAAAATTAAGTACCGTCCATTCTTAGTTAAAGAAGAGAAGATTCTTCTCTTAGCACTTGAATCTGAAGATGAAGTGCAGATTGCAAATTCAATGAAAGATATTATTTCTGCTTGTGTGCAGACAAAGGGAATTGATATTGATTTGCTTGCAACCTTTGATATTGAATATCTATTTTTAAACATTAGAGGTAAATCTGTTGGGGAAAAAATTGAATTGCTTTTAAAATGTCCAGATGATAATGAAACTGAAGTTTTAGTGTCAATTAACATTGATGATATTCAAGTTTATTTCCCAGAAGGACATGAGAATCAAATTAAAATCTCTGATGATTTGTGGGTTGAAATGAAATATCCTAATCTAGATTCATTTGCTCTCTTAGAGGATGCACAGAATCCAGATAACACATTTAAATTAGTTGCAAAATCAATTGCTAAAATTTATAATGAAGATGATGTTTGGGATAGTTCTACGACTACTGAAGATGAATTTATTTCATTTGTTGAATCAATGAACAATAAGCAATTCTCAAATATTCAAAAGTTTTTTGAATCAATGCCTTCATTGAAGCATACAATTAAGATTAAAAATCCTGTAACTAAAGTACAAAGTGATTATACTATTGAGGGTCTATCAAATTTTTTCGGATAGCCCTCTTCCATAATTCTCTAGAGAATTATTATAGAACTAACTTTGGTTTGATGCAACATCACAAATATAGTTTAACTGAACTAGATAATATGATGCCTTGGGAAAGAGAAATCTATGTTGCTATGCTATTAAAATTCTTGGAAGAGGAAAAGGCAAGGATAGAAAAACAAAACTCTAGATCTTAATGGAATCATCACAACTAGGATTACATGACTACAATGACGCCATACTATCTGTGTATGGCGCAAATCCTGTTGTGCAGATGGCAGCATCTCCATCGGAACAAGTTGATGTTGAAGAACCAACTGAACAACTTCCTACTAAAAAAGAAAAGAGAATAAAAAAAGGCACACTATTTACTGAAACTTTAAAGTTAAAGAAGGCTGCATTACTTAATTTATCTTTAGCAAAAAGAATATTTGATTATGAACAATCCCGTCTTAGAGAATTAACCACTGAGATTGGTGAGTTACAACCATCAAGAACTAGAGCAGAATCTTATTCTGACAAAGAGAAAGAAGAGAAAGAAGAGAAATCAGGAATTGGTGGACTATTCTCTAGATTCTTTAGGAATTTATTTTCTAAACTTGGTAAAGTATTATCTTTAAAGTTCAGAAGAAGTATCGGCAGAAAGAATCGATTAAGATTAAAGAAGTTACAGAGGACATATAGGAAATCAAAAATTGTATCAAAGAGATTTGCTAGAAATTTAACTAAACCATTTAGGCAAACATCAAGATTCTTTAAGTCACTTCCAAAAAAAGCATGGAAAGGAATTAAGGGACTTGCAAGCACAGCAAATCAAGTTAGAAAAGTTATTGGTGGGTCCATTCAAATGGCAAAGGGACCTAAAGTATCAACGGCACCCAAACCCTCTGGATTAAAAATGCCACAAATGCCATCTGGAATAAGTAAAGGTGCATCTAATTTGATGAAAGGTGCAAAAAACTTTACTAGATCTGGTCCACTTGCTGCTTTATTTGCTGGATTTGAATTCGGAGGAAGGAAAGGAGCAGGACAAACAGACGCTCAGGCAGGCATAGGAACCGCTGCAAGCGTCGCTGGTGGTATTGCTGGAGCGAAGGGAGGCGCCGCTGCTGGTGCCGCTCTGGGGGCAACTATAGGACTTGCTTTTGGTGGTATTGGTGCCGCTCCTGGCGCTGCAATTGGTGCTATCATTGGTGGAATTGGTGGAGGTTTTGCAGGATCGTTTGGTGCAAGTAAACTTGCTGATGTTGCCACTGGTGTAGATGAGAAGCAGAAATATGCAGAAGGTGGTGTGGTAACTGGACCTCAACTTGCATTGATAGGAGAGGGGGGAGAGCCAGAATTTGTGGTTCCTCAAAGTAAACTTGGTTATTTCTTATCGGGTAAAACTGGCATTGGGTTGGTAAATGCTGGAGCAAAAGTTATATTCAGTGGCGTAAGAAAGTTTGCAGATTCTATTGGACTTGATCCAAAAATACTCAGTTCAATTCCAGAACTTTCTTTAGAAAAAACATTACCCTCTAGTGATATAACTGTACCAGTAACAACAGACATAAGACAGACGCCAAAATTTAATTTGGGTAAAAATATATTTGATAAAATTATAGAGGGATTTAAAAATCTGTTAAGTGATTTGCCTAATTTATTACCCGCTCCACTCAAAGCATTAATAAGTGGTGTACAGGGATTGACAAATGGAGTACAAAATTTTATTGGAGATTTAACTGGTGGATCTGCTGCTGATTTGTCAGGTACAGGTGTTGTTAGAGAAGTTGATTTAAAGGCAAATACTCATAAAGACGTTGGACTTACAACTAAATTTGGGTATAGTGCTTTTCATGGTAGACATCATAATGGTGTTGATGTAGGTACATCTGGAAAGAGTGGTTTTCTTGTGGGGTTCAAAAAAACTGGTAAAGTTACTTTCTCTGGACCATCTGCTGGATATGGAAATCTTGTTATCATTAAAGATAATTCTGGAACTGAATACTATTTTGCCCATTTAAAAAATATAAATCCAGATTTATCGGTTGGGAAACCATACAATGGAGAAAGCATTGGTGAAATAGGAAACACTGGTCATAGTTCTGGAATTCATTTACACTTTGAGAAGAGACCAAAGGGATCTTCTGGGGTAGATCCAATGCCTGACGTTGGATTGCTTGATATAGGTAAAAAGAAACAAAAGATACCATCAAAAGTTTCTGATCCTGGTAGAACAGTTGAATTACCAACTAATCTTAATGCCCCTGCAAATCCATTGACTGTTTCTCCTGCTCTAAATATGATGGGAGGTAGTATAACGCCAACTCCTGAGGATCCATTTGCGATTGGTGGTACAAATACTATTTTAACTAATGGTGGTGGAGTACAATATATTCCTTTTCCTATTCCAATAAAATCGAATCCAAATAAACCAAGTTCAATATACTCAACTTGGGGAACTACTCCTAATAAGTAATAAGAAATGGCAAATATTCCAAGTAAAGCAATAAAAAAATTTAAGAAGGATATTCATAGAGAGATTGCTGCTGGGATTCTTATTGCTTATGGTTTGTTTCCACGTACCAATGAAGGTATCGCTAAAGCACAGCGTCTTATTGCAGGCAGAGAAACTTGGTTAGCACCTTCAGAACTACCAAATTATTATGATAATATTGAAAGTGATTTGATGATAGGCAGGGAAACTGCTGGCATCGTTAACATCAGAATGATATTGAAAGAATTTTATGGACTTGATAATAAACCAAGTGCAATTACAGTACCAAAATTAGATACAGGTAAAACAACTGTTTATAAACCAGAAGATAAATTTGTAGATGATATTACTGAACAACTTGATAACAAGTTAGAAGAAACTTCCGACAATATTATGGATGCTGTTGATGCTTTAATTGAAAAGCAGAAAAAAGATTTTGAAGATTACAAAAAGAAACAAGAGGAAGAAAGGCAGCAAAAGAAAGCAGGAGAAGAACAGTATCCAACTCCAATTGGACCAGATCCAATGCAAGGTCCAGTGGAACCTCCTGTCCAAGGACCAAAAGAACCCCCAAAGAAAACAGTTGCTCCAGAAAAAGATGAGGATTGGCAATCTGAAGTACCAGATCAATTAGGTACAAAATTAGATGAACTCATTGAACAAGTAAAGAATGATCCTCTACCTAAACCTGCTGGAGATAATAGAAAAAGAACCAAAGGGAAGACAATTAAGAGAAGTAAACCACGATACAGTGAGATGCATGTGGGGTCTCCTCTTGCTGAGGTTATGGATAATGTTATTGAAACAAAGAATGCTTTATTAGATCTCTATAAAATTACAAAGAAACATTTTGAATTTAAAAAAGGCATTGATAAAACATTAACTCAAAGATTATCTGCTAAAAAGAGAGAACAACAGTTAGAAAAACCATCATCTCCTGATGGAGATACTAAAATAAAAGATAAGGATAAAAAAGAAAGTTCACTTCAAAAATCATTAAAGAATGCATTAAGTCAGGGTCTTTTTACAGCAGCTATTGGAACGTTAACGCCAGTATTGTTATCTTTGATGGCACCATTTTTAGGAAATCAAAATGATATTGAACCTGAACCTGAACCAGATATTAAACCAGATAAATCACCTTCAGATCAATCACAATTAGAACCTCCACCAGCACCAGATCTTCCTCCACCAGAAACAGAATCTCCAAAATCTCCTAAACCATTAGTTGATGTTCCACCAGCACCAGTTTTGCCACCACCAATAACTATTCAACCTGCTGCTGAAGGTAGAAAATTTGATAAAAAGAAATCTGAACCACTTAAACCTTTAAATATACCTGTGTCAAAAACTGGAAAGAATGAAGAACTATCAAAAGTAATTAAACCATTGATTGCTGCTGTACAACTTCCAGTTAAAGTTGGAGCGGGAGCAATGCTTTCTTTTGCACATTCAATTGTAAATCCTTTTGCTATGTTTATGCCTCCTTTTGTAAAGGGATTTATTAATAATATTTTTAAAACAATATCAGATTCTGCTGGATTAACTGGTGTTAATTTTCAACTATCTGGTGATAGTTTTGTTGATACATTAAAGAAAGCATTAGGAGGTGCATTTGGTGGCGGCGGCGGGGGCGGCGGCGGTGGCGGCGGCGGTGGCGGCGGAGGTGGAGGCGGCGCTGGAGGCGGCGATGGTGGTGGTGGTGGATTATCAACATCAGCTAGTAGTGCCGTTAAAGATCCAAATGTTAAAGCGTTTTTAGATGTTCTTGCAAAACCAGAATCTGGAGGGAGATATAATGTTTCTGTTGGTGGAAAACTATTTTCAGATATGTCTAAGCATCCTGAAATGTATAATTCAGAGTTAAATTCTGATGCAGCAGGAAGATATCAATTTCTAAGCACGACATATAAACCAATTGCTAAAAGGTTAGGGTTGAAAGATTTTAGTCCTAGAAGTCAAGACCTTGCTGCTGTTCAATATTTAAAAGATCTTGGAGTTCTTGATGAAATTCAAAGTGGAGATCCTAAGAAACTTGCAGATGTTAAACGTAGATTACAAGGAAGTACTTGGACTGGATTACAAAAATATACCGATGATTCTTACTTGAAAACGTTTAAAGATAGACAAAAATTTTATAATGATACTGCAAGACCAACAACAGCAGGAACTCCACCAATAACAGGAACACCCAAACAGCAACTTGAAGCACAGATAAACCAAATATTAGGCATACCTCCACAACCACCACAGGTGCCAACGATGCCAAATTTATTTGAGGGAAGTTCTAGATCACCAACTGCTAATTTATTTACGTTACAACCAACTCCATAGTTATGTCTAATCCATTACTAATAAACAATTTTACTATTAATAAGTTATCAATAACTCTTTCCAATGGAAAGAAACTTAAAATTGATAGTGGATCTGTAGCGTCATTGGAATATGCTGAGACAATGATGAGTAAGTATCTCACTATTACTTTAAAACTTATTGATACTACTTCTATATTATCTCAAGGAATATATGGTATGGAACCAGTAGAACTTGTCATGACTGATAATGTCAATAAAGTTACCTACGAATTCACTGAAGGTTCTAATAATGGAATACTATACGTGTATGAAATACATGATAAAGAGATACTCGATAAGCAAAAAACATTTACATTAGAATTGTGTAGAGGGGATGCTTTAGATAACTATAGTACTAGAGTATCCACTGCTTTCAAATCAACTACACCAACAAAACTAATCAATGATATTATTGGTGGAGTTCTCAAAAGTAAAAAGACAATCAAGGTACAAGATTCTGTTAACAAATTATCTTTTGTTGCTCCAAATGCAAAACCGTATGAAGTATTGACTTGGGCAAGAAATAAATTTATTGGAATCAAAGATGGGAACAAAGGTGGTCAGTTTATTAGTGCTGGATACTTTTTCTTTGAAGATTATTATAACTACAATTTCTTACCGATAGATAGTTTCTCTAGCAAAAAAGATGTAACATATTCTTTTGTTACTGGAAATAATACTGGGGGAACAGAACAAATAAGTACATTAACTAACATTAAACAAACAAGTGGATTAAATTTGTTTAACAATTTTGAAAAAGGGTATTACTCTGGTCGAATTGATTTCTTTGACTTAGTAAACTGCGAAGTTATCACAAAAAAGTATAACATCAAAGATGATTATTCTAAATGGAGTAAACTTGGGTCTAATGACAAACTTCCAAAAATATATGATGAAGTTCTTTCTAAAACACAAACAAGATTAATGACAGTCGTATATAATAATGATTTATTTTTAGAATCAGGTAAACTTGTTACTAAAAATAGAACTCCTTTTGAACAAATTGTATCACAATCAATAACTAGATTTGGTACGTTCACTAGTCAAGTTGTTAGTGCTACTGCATATGGTAATCTTGGATTGAATGCTGGTGATTTGGTTACCATTGATATGATTGATCCTGATACAAAAAGAGATGCTACATATAGTGGGAAGTATATTATCTTTGGTGTAGATCACATATTCACTAAGTCAGGTGGTGAAGGTCGATTAAAAACAAAACTTACATTGGTAAGAGATTCATTCGGAGTTTAAAATGAAAGACATTAGCACTCATATTGCATCTAATAGAAAAATTTTAGATGACCCAACATCCTCTCCTCAATTAAGGAGGCACGTTGAAGAGGAACTTTATCAGTTAGAATATTATAAAGGAAAACATCCCGAAGAAAGTCATGATCCAAGTCCATTAGAATTGTTTTGTGAATTAAATCCTGAAGCATTAGAGTGTAAGATGTACGATGATTGATACTGGTAAAACGACATTAGAATCTAACTATTGGATTGGCGCTCAAGGCGGAGGGTTTTGGATTGGGCAGGTTGAAGGTGATGGTGATATAACTATTTCTGGAGCATCATTACAAGATGTGTCTGCATCTAACAGAGTTAAAGTTAGAATTGTTGGATACCATTCCAGAGACAGGAAAGAATTGCCTCCACAGGATCTCCCTTGGGCTACTGTAATGATGCCTAACAATGCTCCAACTGTTAGAAATGCTGGAACTGTTCATGGATTAGAAAATGGTGCATGGGTTATTGGAACTTTTCTTGATGGTGAAAGTGCTCAGCAACCATTGGTAATGGGTTCTATTGGCATTACCGAAAAGTCACAATCATATGAAGATAGATTAGTTAAACTTACAGAAGCGTTTGACAATAATTTTAAACCAAGAAGAGAGGAACTGAGAGATAATAATAAACCAGGAGGAGTTGAGAATAACGGTCCATCTGGAAGAGGGCAGAACGCTGGTTCAAAATCTGCAAATGATAAAAATCAAAAACAAAATGAGAAGCAGATTTATGCTATTGCAAATGGTAAATGTGGTCCTAGACCAGAGGGTGAAGTTACTAGAATACTGAATGATTTATTCAGATTTGTAGATAAGAATGATAAAGTAGGTAGTTTATTTGTAGACAAAGTAACTGGCAATGCAATTAAAAGTGTTAATTTAATTGGTAGTTATGTTAGTAGATTTGCCGCAGTTACTAATGGATTATTGGGTGATATTAAAGCACTAATTTTATATGAAGTCAAGAAGTGGTTTCAAAAATATGTAATTACACCAGTCACTGCTGCACTTAGTTTGAGTAAAAATAAGAACCCTGAAGTAATTTGGGCTACTAATCAAGTTGGTGATACTATACTTGAAATTATTAAGTGTATCTTTAAAACTATTTTAGAAAAGTTGTTGAATTTTTTCTTAGATCTTGTGCTTGGTATACTTGAGGATCTTCTTAATTCTGCTTTTTGTTTAGTATCTAATATCTTGAGTGCAGTGGCATCTCAAATCAACGGCGCAATAACTCAAGCACTATCTGCGGTCACCTCGGTAATCTCTATCGTCTCTGCAAAGGGAGATTACGGCGGGTCAATTATTAAGAAGATTGGATCTTATATTGCACAGTTCTGTGATGGAAATCTTTCTTGTTTTCTTGGCATCGGAGAGTTTTCAACTAAAGAAGGAGAGAAAGAAGATAATAAAGTAGAAAGTTTCTTTAACAGAATGGATGTTCTTGGTAATGTATCTAAAGATCTTGAAATTGGATTGTATGGAAGTGATTCATTCTTAAGCACACTATCAAATACTAAAATTATTTCTAGTGATGGGAAAGTAATTAAAGGATCATTAGATTGTTCTAAAGCAACTCAAATTAAGTTACCTGCATTCCCAAGAATTTCTATCACAAGAGGTGATACAAATGATAACTACAGACCACCAAGTTTATCACCTGTTATTGATAGTTATGGGCAGGTTGTTGGTATCTATCCTAACGATCCTGGAAGTGGATACATTAGTGATCCTGATTTAAACCTCATAACTTATAATGATTATGGCGAAGATGGATCACTTGTTCCGTTATTAGATAGAGATGGTGGAATCATTGGAGCTGGTGTTGAAAATAGTGGCGGTGGATACCCATATTTTGATGGGTCAGTCACTAATAGTAAAGCTCCATTGGATTCAAATGGCAATTTAGATACTGACAATTTGTATGGTGTTTATGCTGGCGATCCATTCTGGTTGGGAATTATATCAATTGATACTCCGCCAATTATTTTAAATACTGGTTCTAATTACGATGAGAATTGTAAAATTATTATTGAGTCCCCTGAAATTGAAACTGCAGAAGTTGTACACCCAATACTGCAACCAGAATTTGTTAATGGTAGATTGATATCTGTCAAAGTTTTGAAAGAGGGATTTGGATATACTACTTTGCCTAAAATATATGTTTCATGTGGAGGAACTGCTAAGATTGCACCAGTATTAAAATTTGTTCCAAGAAAAGATGCCAAGAAATATCTTAATACCTATGATAAATATGCTACAATTATCGATTGTGTTGGTCATCCAGGAGATGGAAAATGAGTTTTAATGCTAATATTCCAGGATTAGATGATCTTACTAATAAAATATTAAAAGATATTAATAACTTTAAAGAAAGTAAAGACATAAGATATCCACATGTTAAGTGTTTATCAAGTACGATTGGACACAAGATTGAATTAAATGAAACTGAAGGAAATGAAAGTATAACAATTCGTCATGGTATAACTGGGGCATTTGTTAAGATGTTTGCCAATGGAGATGTTGAATTGTATTCTCCAAGGGATATAAATGTTGCTGCCGCCAGACACGTCAACATTAAAAATGGAACCAAAGTTAATAAGAAAAAGCCAGATGATAATGATAGGATGGTTATCACTGTCGCAGGAAATGCACATCTTCTTGTAGAAAATGATATGCATGTGCATGTCAAAGGAAATAAATATGAAAGAATTGATGGAGAATATCTTTTAAATGTTGGTGATAAATTTATCACTACAATGGGAGAAGGATTTCTTAGATCGGCTGGTTTGTATTCAATTGATGTAAGTAAATTTACTACAAATGGATCTACAATTGAAAGAAATCTTAAAGAAGGTGGTACAATGAGAGATTCATTTGCTGGTACTTACATCATTGAGCAAACTTCTCCAGGTGGAGTACTTAAGTTATCAAGTTTAGGTGACATTGAAGTGTTTGCTCTTGGAAGTATGCGTACTAATATTGTTGGTGATGCTGAGTATATTATTGGTGGTAAAGTAAACTATAATATTGCTGGATTGAGAACCATTGTTCCCACTGGCGTCAATGCTGGTCCTTTAGCACCAACTGAACCAGCATTTGCTATTAATATTGCTGCTGGAGCATACAGTTGTACAACTATCCTAGGTAATGTTGACATCACTGCCACTATCGGTATAATGGAGTTGTTTGCAGGGGGTCCTTACCTTGATGTGAACTGCCTCACTGGTGTCTACCTCAACTAAGGGGCTTGACAAGCAAAACCACGTGTGGTAGAATATCTTTGTTGTAATTTGAATGTTTATGATTGATGGTGCAGTCGTAGATCACGTTGAAGTAAACATCTTAAGTAGATTGTTTACTATCTATTCTAATGAAGGTGATGCTTTATCTATTCATTGTGAAACACCAAAACAATTTAATGATGTTTTAACTTTATGTAAATCAAGTTTATCTTCTGAGGATGTTAGATATGTATACTGATCAGTTTCCTATAATTACAGTGAAGGAATTAAAAGATAACTTTGACTTTGTTTATACTTTAGTTGTGCGTGAAAACGTTACTTTTAAAATTAAGTCAGACGATCAAACGGTTTTGTTTATGCCTGTAAAGGATTATGAAATGTTGATTGACGTTTTTAATACTGCCAAGTATAAAAAGGGGTTAACAACAGTTTAATACGTGGGAGCGTGACGTAATCGGTAGCCGTATCGGACTTAAAATCCGCTGGATGTATAATCCGTGGGGGTTCGACTCCCCCCGCTCCTACTCATGTATAGATATCAATTAAGAAAAGAAATTTGTTATATAGAACACGTTGGAATTGCCGAGGTTTATTTCTTAAATGGAATGCCTTTTTTATATGATGAACTAGATGAATTACATCAATATGATTCTGGTTTAATGCGATTAGCAGAGATGCATCCATTGATTACTATAGAAGAGTTGACATCCAACTCTGAATACCTTATAATGGAAGAAGCACATCCATTAATATTTGAAGTTCCTTGTGATGAAGAATCTGTTTTTCCGCCCTTGTAGCTCAGTGGTAGAGCAACGGTTTTGTAAACCGTTGGTCGCTGGTTCAAATCCAGTCGGGGGCTTTGGATGGACTTCGGTTCTTCCATACGGGTCGGGACCATCATATCCGATCCACCTGGGGAATTAGCTCATTTGGTAGAGCACTGCTTTTGCACGGCAGGGGTGAGGGGTTCGAGTCCCCTATTCTCCATGAGTTCTCTACTCCATTATGTCTTTAATTTCTCAAACAGATCGTGCTATGGCAATTCAAGCAATTGAATTTTACATTTCTTCTTTGAAAACATATCACACTCCAAATCCAGAAAAGATTAGTCAATATAATACTCTTCTAAACTGGATCAAATTAGAATATCAAAAAAACAATGCTCAGTAGCTCAGCGGTAGAGCGGACGACTGTTAATCGTTTGGTCGCTGGTTCGATCCCAGCCTGAGCAGTTCTTAAAACGAAATTCATTTTTTGGTTACAAAAAAGTCGAGAAAAATATTTTGGCAAAAAATTGCTCAAAAGGGTCGATGGTAATTTCCACTATATAATAGTGAAGCAGTAAAACTATGAACCCCAATAATGATAGGAGGACTTTTTTTGTCCCTACTAGGGATCCCTGGAATCATCACATATATCAAATGTTAAAATATATTGATAAATTACAAGAATTTTATATTAAAAATAATGACCCCTTTTACGAAGAACAATCAAAAATCATTAGAGCAGCGGTTTGTCATTTAAAACATAAAATTAAATCATTGGAGGGGGATAATAGTAGAGTATGTCTAGAGGAAGAATGAGTAAAGTTGATATTATTGCCAGAATTTATAAAATGAAGACAGAATTGTATAATGGAGTTTATCCAGAAAAAAGTGCGGACTGGCACGATGGAGCACAAGACACCTTAAATAAAATTATCAGCATAATCAACGAATATAATTCATGAACCAATCATCTCTCATACTAATATTATGTCTTTCTCCATTAGCAGTAATTTTTATTGCAATGAAGATGGTACTTTGGTTAGGAGAAACAGCAGAATTTGTTGCTAAAACTAAAGAACTTGAGAGAATGCAACATGGTCCTTACATAGTTTGGAATGAAGAAGAAGAAGAGGAGGAAGATGAATGGACCTAGGTAAACTTTATAACAGAATTGCTAAAGTAAAGAATGATCTTTTGATGGAAGAACCTTGTCCAATTTATGAACCACAATGGGAAGAACTATATGGCACACAGAATGAACCAAATACAACCAGAACACCTAGTCACTCACAAAGAGTGTCAGGAGATGATTGATGCTGCTATACGAAGGCACAATAGAAATGCTTCCATTATTTCTATGTTTGTTGGTTGGTTTGTCCTCGCTTTATTTGCTGAGGGATTATTGAGATTGATTGGCGTTATCCCACCAGTACTACCATGGCTAAACATTACCCTGAAATAATAAGCATAGTTCTATTATTGGTATTTGCTGCCACGATGTTTTATCAAGGCACATGTATCTTGAGAAATAAACGTGGGTATTCTCTACGAGATTACATGAGGTATGATAGTGAAAATATGAGACGCAGGATAGAGGAAATACTTAATGATAAATAACCAGTAGCTTGGGAAGTTGACATATGATGAATTGTATGCTAAACTGTGATTTCCGTGTGAAGGATTCCGCTGTATACCTTTAGGGGGGTTTACTCCCCCATTTTTTTAAGAGGTTTTATGTATTACTACTATACGTTATTGCTCATATTTGTAATAATTGCTTATATGATTTCTGTGGATCAAAATATGGCAGCTTATATTGTATTACTTTATAAGTTGTTAAAAATTAATATACAAAGGTTATTGTTTATGGCAAAAATGTACCCACGGTTGTTTTTGGATTTTTGGATGATGAAGAGGCGACTTGACAGATCCCGTAAAGATGACCTATGATGGATGAGTGCTTAATTTTAGAATCTCGCATGGAGAAGTAAAATGGGAATGTTCGACTATTTCCGTTCATCGTATGATTTGGGTGAGCAATTTACAAATACAGTGTGTCAAACCAAAGACATTGAAGATGGTATTGGTGGCACAATGACTGACTACTGGTTAGACCCCAGTGGTCAGTTGTGGAAACCATCTTATCTTGGAACACATGACTTCTGTGAAATCACAGAGGATGATGACCGATATGATGAGAAGCGTAAGTTTCTCAATTTTGAATGGATTCCTACTGGTGTTCATGGTAAGTATCAACCATATGATATCACAAAGTATATTGAAATCTATCCTGCTGAATGGAAAGGAAAGTGGGAAGATTGGCCCCGCTTGCGCTTACACTTCAGATATGGTATACTACAAGAGCACATAGACATGACAGGACGATGACCCATTATGATAAGTTAATTGACGCTTTGGTCCAGCACCTTTATGATGCATGGGAGCACAAACATTGGGATGAGCAGCTAGCAAAAAGAAAAGCACATGAGATTCTAACAACTGTAGAAGCATTTCAACAAAATCGTCTCTTATCAACTACAGACACATCTGTATATACACAATGGAGGGCATCTGACTGATGAGTAAATTTAACATTTATGACGAATCTACAGGTGAACATTTTAATCTTTTTCAGTATATTGAATCTCTTGAAGAAAGAATTAAAATACTGGAAGAAGAAAATATTGAGACAACTAACGTACTTTACGAACTTCATAATAGGATTGACACGCTATGTATGAAACCCTGACTGAGTTTGAACGAGCACTTGCTCGATTTGGTGATAAAGTCCAATATATAGTTGGTCTTGAAATTGGTGATAAAATAAGTCCTGAAGTTGCATATCAAGAAATCAAAAATATGATTAAGGAACTTAAAAAACTTCGTAAAAAAGAAAAATCTGATTGGATTACAACGGAGGAACAATGAAAGATTCTCTTAAAATAACAGAAACTGAAAATGGATTTGAAATTCAGTGGGATCCTGAAGATCCTAAATGGTCATTTCTTAATTATATGTCAGAAGAGGAAGTAAACCTACTATTAAAAGAAGCACTAGAAAACTCCTTACCAGAACGCGAAGAGTTTATTTCAAATTATCATGATTGAGTTTAAAAGTATTTGGAGATCGTGGGCACTTGCACTTGGAGAAAAGGCACATAAAAAAGATCAAGAAGCAGATAAGGTTGCAATTATACGCACTTTTATCTTTGCTACATATCTTGTCACCAACGCATTTATTATTGCTGGTGTGATAAGACACTGGAATGATCAACAACCTATTCACATTGAAATCTATGAAAATTCAAACTATTCCGAAAAGTTACACTCAGAAAGACGGCACAATTTGGGAGTGGATGGAAACATCAGCATTGAGGGCGTATATCGCTCAGGAACAATCAAAAATCGCACTGGGGAATTTGAATGAGCGCCCAAAACGAGTATCCTAAGATTGAAAATGAACACAGCTACAAATTACATACGAAAGTGTCGTAAACGGAAAACTATGATAAAACCTACAGGAACATGGGCAGAACTTATTGGCACTTTTGTCGCTATTGTGATCTTTGCTCTACTTGCTTTATCATTTCAGGCATGGTTATTAGGATTGGTTTTTTCTTGGTTTAACGTAATTCTTTCTTTCTGGCAATGTGTTGGAATTATTGTATTACTTAATGGTATTCTTTCTGCAGCAAAATCATGAAACTTTTAAAGACGCACAAAACTTATGATTTTGGACATGACCTGTACATACAACTAATTAATACTGGTCGTCATTATCCAAAATTCTTAAAAAATAAATCCTTAATTCAATTTACATTTAGTTGGGGTGATTTTCCAAGTTGGCCATATCTTCAGGTAGCGGTTGGTAGTGGTCGTTTGCTTGGTATTATATTTTGGTTATATAAATTTGGATTTGATCTTGATATTTTTTCAAATACTTGGAACTGGGACTACTTAATTGAAGATAAAATAGAGGACCAAACAAAGGACGAGTTATAAATAAAAGCAAGAACTATAATCTTGTCATATAGGGTAGATTAATGGCATTAACACGTCTTCAGAACATCATTTCGTCAGTAGAAGGAAGAATATTATATGTAAATCCTGATGACTTTGATGCAACTGATGCTATTGACAATAAAGGTAATTCTCCAGTAAGACCCTTTAAAACAATCGCAAGAGCGATGCTTGAAGTTGCTAGATATTCATATGTAAGTGCTGGAAATGCTGATGATAAGTTTGACCAATTTACAATTCTTCTTTATCCTGGCGAACACATAGTTGATAATCGTCCAGGATTTTTTGCATATAAATTAGAAAATAATAATTACGTTGCAAATATTACACCATTTTCACCAACAGCAGTCAACGGCGAATATGGATGGAGTAATACTACAAAACAATACGCAGATTTATATAAAATTACCAACTCAATTAGAGGTGGTTTAATTATTCCAAGGGGAACCTCTATCATTGGTCTTGATTTAAGAAAAACTAAAATCATACCAAAATATGTTCCATATGGTGGTAATAATACAGCACCAATTACAACTACAGTAAGTTGGACAGCAAATGTTAATACAAAAAGACAATTAACAATCACTGCTGTTGCTGGTGGAAATATCAATAATCTGGTAATTGGATCATATTTTGAGAAAGATATTACTTCTGGAACTACAGTTTTAATACCTGCTGGAACTACAATTACAGGTATTGATTGCAATTTCAATGGAAGTTCTGCAACAGTAACAATATCAAGAGATCATGCTTATACTGGAACATCTGATGGTGGAACTGGTGCTGTTAAAGTTCCATATGAAGATGATAATAGTAGAGCAGCACTGTTTAGAATAACTGGTGGATGCTATTTTTGGCAATTTTCTATTTTTGATGGGGACCCAACAGGAATTTACACTTCTGCACAAGTAGATCCATCAGTAACTCCAACACTGACTACTAGTAGCACTGCTTTAAAGTTATCAGAATTTAGTCATAGTAAACTGACTGTATTTGAGTATGCATCTATTCATGATCTGAATACATTCTACAGAAAAGTATCTGATGCAATTTCAGTAATCAACTGTCTTAAAATTGAAACCAAAATTCAAGAAAACAGAATTGTTGGTCCTCTTTCTGATAGCGTTAGCATAACAAAAGTTGTAAGAAATCAATCTCAAGTTGCAGTAACCTTAAATCAAGAATTAGATTTGACTGCTGGCAACTTTGTGTCTATTGTTGGTGATGGCAACTTTATTACTAATAATTCTCAAACTAATTCATATTACGCTGGATCTAAAAAGATTTCATCTGTAATCAGTAGAAGTGAATTTGTATTTACATTAACTACTACTGAAGTTAGTACACTGAATGCTCTAGAAACAGATGCTGATTTGGCAATCACAGGAACACAAATTCAATATACTCCGTCTGGTAGTGCAAAGGTTGAAATTGAGATTGATACGGTAGAATCTGCTTCTCCATACATCTTTAATATTTCTCTTCGTTCAACATGGGGTATTTGCGGTATGCACGCAGATGGTTCTCGTGCAACTGGATTTAAATCAATGGTTGTTGCACAATATACTGGCATCTCACTTCAAAAGGATGATGGGGCATTCTTTGAATATGATACTAATACTAGCACATATGTAAATATTGCTGGCAAATTGTATCATAAAGATATCAATGCCATTTATAAACCAGCCCAAAGAAGTTATCACATTAAGGCATCTAATCGTGCAGTAATTCAGGCAGTATCTGTGTTTGCTGTTGGATATGCTGATCATTTCATTGCTCTTGATGGTGGTGATATGTCTATTACCAACTCAAACTCAAACTTTGGATCAAATGCAATGAGATCCATTGGATATAGTGATACTGCATTTAAGAAAGATTCGCTTGGTACAATTACCCATATTATTCCACCAAGAAATGTAGAATCTACAGATTCTAATGTCTATTGGGAATCAATTGATACGATAAAAACAGCAACAAATATAGATCCAACAAGGAGAGTTTATTTGAAAGATAGAACTACTTTCTTACAAATTGATTCTCCTGGAAGTGGATTTAATGTATCTACTAGAGCAATTCAAGATCCATCTGGAGTGCAAAAAACACTTAACTTAACTTTAACTAACGGTACAATAACTGGAGTATCATTTTTAGGAAATGATTTTGGTACATTCCAACCAGGAAGTCAAATTCATTTAGCATCAGATTCTACAACTGGTCTTCCATGTGAAATTACGGTTGGTGGAACTTTAACCTCAGAAGTTAATAGATACAAAATTGGTGGAAGAACTTTAAACCCAAATGGAACAGCATTTGTAGATAAAATATTTGTTCCACTTTATAATTCAGGTCAGAATTTCACTACAGAAAAATCATCAGATATTCAAAAACAAAGTAATGGTAATGTTTTTGGATATGATTTTGTCTTAAACAATTGGTTTGTTTATGTAAATCCATCCACAAATAATATTCGAGCGACAATTGATGGAAATACCTCAAAATATGGAGTTGGTAAAATTGAATCAACACCTACATCTTATCTTAAGAGAATCAAAGATGAAAGAACTCCAAATGATAAAATTTATAGATTGCGATATGTAACTAAGAGAAGTAGTGATGGCACTCTTCCTTCATATCCACAACCAGGATATGTATGTCAACAGAAAAAAGGAATAGTACCTGGAAAGGGGGATAGATGGGCAGATGCTCATGATTTAATTTTAATTAATAAAGAATTCATTGCTAGAGAAGCATATGCTAGAGTAAATCCAACTATGCCATCTAATACAACATCTCAAGATTGTATTGATGATGTTATTGATATAATGGAAGCACTTGCATATAATGTAAAATTTGGTGGCACTGATCAAATTTATGATGCATCGAATTTATATGTAACTGGAAATCATGTTGATGGAGAGCAACTAGCAACTATTAGTATTTTTAATCAAGCGAAGGAAATTGCAAAACAAGTTATTAATAATACTAATGTAACTATACAGGGCACCCATGGATTGTTACAGAAAAAGACCAATACCCAACCACAAGTAATCGCTGTTGGTGGTGGATGTACTGATGTTGTATCTGCAATTGAAACATTGATGACAATTGTTACTACAGCAGTTCAAAATGATAACATGAATCATGCATCAAGAACTGTCCCTTCTGCTACTTACAGTAGATCATCTGGTCATGAATATGATGAAGTTTATTATATCTACGAAGTTGAAGAAGTACAGAAATATAGTTTTGATGGCATTACTGAAGTTGAAGGTATATATTACTTAACTATATTGAGGGGTTCTGTAGAAATTAATGGATCGAGAGCAATTAGTGCCTCAGTTCTTCCTGGAAATACATTTAAATTTAGTCAAAACACTGATGACTTATATCCAAATATTGATATCGATAATATTGTAAGTGATCCAATAATTGCTAAAAGTATTGCTGATCCAGTTGTTATTGGTAAGGTCAAGACAACAAGTGGATTTACTAATTCATTCTTAGATCCAATCAATACTGCATGTAGTGTCACTAAGGAATCTATTGCATATTTCTTAGATGAATATTTGAATAATCAATTACAGTGGGATTGGACTGATAAGCAAACATCAAATAGTTTAGTATCGCATGAATTATTCAGTCCAGCATCAATTTTACAATTAAAATCTGGAACTGGATCTTCTGAAGTTAGAAGAGTTTCAATTAGACCAGATATTCCGACTCTTGGTATTGCTGTAGAACTTCGTAGACCATCTACAATTAGATCAGGTAACCATACATTTGAGTATGTTGGATTTGGTCCTGGTAACTACTCAACTGCATTCCCAATTCGTCAAACAAAAGTTCTCACTCAAGAAGAGCAGAAATATTCACAATCATTGAAGGAGCAAGGTGGTATTGCTTTCTATTCTGGATTGAACTCAAACGGAGACCTTTATATTGGCAATACTGTTATTAACGCAGTTACTGGTAAAACGTCTGAGAACCAGATTACAGAATTAACTGAATTGACAATCACTGATAACCTAAATGTTCTTGGTGGATCTGGAAATACTTTAGCAACTAATTTCCAAGGACCAGTTAATTTCTTAAACAACCTTGTTGCTGATGGTGATAGCATCATTTCAAGATTAAAATTGAGAAATGCTGATGGTATTATTAGCACTATTACTAATAAAGATACGTCACCAAGTACTGGTGCTCAAGGTGATTTTGTATTTAATACTCAACCTACAGAAGGATCTAACATTGGGTGGATGTATACTGATAAGAATGAATGGAGACCAGTTGGATTAATTGGTGCAGAAAAAATTCATGCATATAAGAGTGGATCTAATTATGTTTTAAATGTTGGTCAAGATTTAATTAATATTGATTCAAATACAACTGTAAATGTAAATTATGATCTTGATGTAACAAATAGACAGAGAATTGGAACTCATCTTGATATTGGTACTGGTGCAACCTCAGTGATAACATCCAATAGTTCAACAAAACAGACAAGATTGTATCTTGAGCAGTCATGGACTTCAAACGGTATTGAATATAAACCAATATTAATTAAGTTGACAACTGATACTGGTGCTAATGTTGAAAATAAAGTTATGGACGTAAGAGATGCATCTGACATATCGGTATTTAATATTGATAAAAATGGTAATGTAAAACTTAAGCAAGGTTCTTCTTATGGTATTTCTGATTCTGCATTTGGAACTGTACTGACTGTAAAGGCAAACTCAAACGTTGCAAATGGAGAAATAAAAGTTGAATCATTAATTACTCCAATTACATTCTTAGTCGCTGATTACACTGGATCTACAGCAGGAGCTAATCCTGTGTCATATGAGTATGGATTTAAAACTGAAGCAAATATTAACACATACAAATTCCAAGGATCTCCAAACTTTATTTCTCAATTTAATACAAGATCAATTCTGTTGTTTATAAATGGTGCATTGCAAACTCCATTTATAAATTATTTCTTCAATGGTCAATTCTTCTATTTTGCTTCTGCTGTACCTGATGATGCCAAAATTGACATTCGTTGTCTTGCAAACTAATAAATACTAACATAGGAAATCAATAAGTAAATGGCACTTACTAGGATTACATCCACTGTAATTAAAGATTCGACAATTACTGAGGGTAAATTTGATAAACCGTATCTTGATTCTAGCAACGCTGATATTGCTACACAATCAATCACTTTCCAATCTAGTGTAAACATTAGAGTTGGAACTGGTTCTAACTATTTTACTGCAAACAATAACTTAGTTACTATATCAGCACCTGCTGCCGCTGATACGGCATTAAATATTTCTCTTGGTAATTTACTTTTATCGCAAGGTAATCTAAATGTAAGTAATGGTAATGTTGCTACTCAAACATTAAAAGTAAAATTAGGTAGTCAAGGTGCGCCTTCAATTTATTTTGGGGAAGATTCTTCAACTGGTATATTCTCAAGTTCAGGAGTTATTAATTTTTCTGTTAGTGGTGTTCCTAAGTTACAAATTACTAGTGGTGACGGAATAAGATTATCTACCAATAAATTGTTGTTATCAACAATTGGAACATCTTTTGATAGAATTGCTGAATACGTCACTGGAACAGTTGGAGAACTTAGATTCGGTGGAGTAACCGATAGGTTAACTTTAAGTGTAAATGATGAAAGGGTAGTTTATGTTAGTGCTGTAGATGATACAAATGGTGAATATCCAAACAGCGAAAATAGAGTAGGTATTAATAAGAATAATCCACAATCTGCTTTAGATGTAAATGGTATTATTACTGCAGATGGGTATTCTGGAATTCAATTATCAAACTTACCAGTAATTGATCCCACAAGAGGTGGTACAGGTCTTACTTCTATTGGATCTCCTGGACAATTAGTAAGAGTCAAGTCAACTGGTGATGGATATGAATTTTTCACATTAAATACTGGTGACGTTAATAACCTTGCTTCATTCTTAGTTTCTGGTAATGGGTCATTATTCAAAATTGAAGCAAGATTGACTGGAGATGGAGGTAGATTTAAGTTTGATCTTGGTATAGGTAAAGCTGCATCATTTTTACCTACACAAAGAATAAAGATATTTGGTATTAATACATTAAACATCAGCTCATATAATAAAAATGATGTAACTCAGAACATTTATAAGAATTGGGCATCTAGTATTGATAATGATCCAAGTTTTGTTTCTGCACAGGGATCACTTGGTGGTGGAACTAGATATACCTATTACGCAGCATTAATTAACTTTAATACTGGAGTAGTTTCTTCATTAAAACAGTTAAAACATAGTACAACTGGAACTCCAACGTATGTAACCAACTTTGATTTGAGTGCATTTAATGAAAATATTTACAACAGTGTATCGATAAGAAGACCAGATTCTTCACATGGTATACTGCTTTACAGGTATCAAAATACAGCAGCAGTAGTTAAAGATAGAGGTGGTAATATTATTCTTAATCACACTGATAAATTAAATCTCATTGCAATTCTTGGTCAAAGGGATATTGGATCTGCAACTACAACTCTGTTCACATATAATGATTATGGTCCTTATAATAGAGTAACTTGGGGAGATGCAAATAGTGATGGAAGTTTAAATTCAAAATACCTTGAAATTAAAACAATACCATCTTCTGTAGCGCAGGGGGATATTGATACATTTGGTCCATATCCTGGATGGTCAGAGAGGACTGTTTATGCAGTCGAAACGGGAAGATATATAACAATTAATGAACCAGTTCCAGCAGATGTTAACTTTGATGCAACAGATAAAGCTTCAAGTTTCTTAAGTAATTCTACAATTCAAATATGTCACGATGATACAAAAGCACTTGAAGATGCAATTGCTAGTGTAATCGAAAAGGGTTTCAATTCCCTATTTTTAACTGGTGGCACATACTTAGTTAAGAGATTAGCAATACCATCTAAATTTGCACTGTATGGATCTGGGAAATCTACTATAATTAAGAAACAGTATTTTGATACTTCATATAATAGAACATCAAGTCCTGAGTTTAGTAGATTGTATGCTCCAATGTGGTTAAGAAACCCAGTAAAATTGAATTTAGACGGAACAACTACTCCATCAGAATCTCAATCACAACCAGTTTCAAACATTACGTTAAGAGATTTTGTTGTTGATGGTAATTATAATAATAATATGAGATTAGGGGATAGTACTTCTCCTGCATCTAACTGTTTATTATATGCAGAGGCATCTGATAATTGCTCGTTTATTAATTTAGACATTAAAAATTCAATTGGAGATGGAATATTTGCTCCAAATTCTAATAAGTTATCAATGCAGAATACAGCAGTATTTGATAATTCTATAACTTATGGAACGTTTGATAATCCTTTTAATGCTGTTGATTGTACTGTATTGAAAGTATCTGATTGTAGTTTCTTAAGTAATCCTGGACCAGTTGATATTACAACTTCAGAGGTTGTGGCATTTAACTCATGTATCATTAGAAACTCTGGCACTGGTCTTAGAATTTATGGTGCAAGAAGCATCAATGTTGAAAACAATCTTATTCTTGGTCCAGATGATGAATGGATTCCAACCACAGATCTTTATGATAGTGATTATAATTCAGTTAATATTACCTGCTATAAATCAACTGGTGCTGGAACTCAAGGTCCAATTAAATTCACTTATCTTGAGGAAGGAATTGCTAAAAACCTTACCAATACTATATTATCAACTTATGTTTATCAGGTTAATGTTGATATCAATGGAAATGAAAATCTGTCAACAACTCCATTGACTTACATACCAAATGGGGCAACTCAAACAATTTCAATTCTTCAAACAAGCATTTATGATATTAATAATGGTGGAGTTCAAATTGAAATTCCAGGTACTGCAGGCATTATACCTGCGCCATCTGGCACTGCATTAGCAGCAATTCCATTCAGAAAAACAGCAGGTTCTGTTGGATTAAATTATAATTATCTTGTTTATTTTGTAAATGGACTGGAACAAACACCAGTCGGAGATCCAGATAACTACATTGTCACTGGTGTTGAATCATATAACGTTACGACGCAAACATATAGCATTAAGATAGATGATCAATATGTTTCTGAATTTAAGGTAGAAGATGTTGTAACTCTACTTGAGCATGATACTGTCAGTGGGTATAGCACCCCAGGGGATATGATCATTGCACAAATAAGATTTGTCAATCAAGCATTCGTTCTAGATTTATATAAACCAAACTTTAATCAATATAACATTGATAATGGTCAAAATTCCACCCCTTCAGGGAACTTAAATATTGACCCTAACGCAAAAGGATATATAAAGAAGAAGAGATCATTTACTATTGCTAAAGGAATCATCGGAGTAATTTAAACCAATGGCAGAAAATACTAATGTAAACAATAATGCTTCTGTTGTCGTAGTAGGAAGAACTGCACCAGTTCCTACTGGACAACAGACAGCAGAGAAGTCAATTCCAGTTGTTATAGCAAGTGACCAAGAGGCGATTCCTGTTGAAGAACAGAATAAACAGCAATCAGAAGTTGCACTATCTCTTCTTGGAATACCAAGATCAGAAGTTGCATTAGGTATTTTTGCTGACGTTAATACTTATGATGTAAACCCATCAGAATGGACTGCTACTCCTGTACAGTTAACAACACTTCTCACCACTGATAAAGTAGAATATACAGGAATCCAAGGGCAGCAAGATTGGGGTCTTTCTCACGTAGCATCTGAAGCTGGAGCACATGTTGAAGCACCTGCCAATGAAAATGCTATTTTAACTTCAAAACGTTTCTTTAGATATCAGCCTGGTCGTGTATCTGCTGGTACTTTTGGTGTTAAGTTTAGTAGAGCACCATACACATTCCTTTCTGCTGGAGATACGATCTTAACAGATGCCACAAAACAACATGCGGCAGCAACATGTCAAGTAAGAAATCCATCTATTAAAAAATATGGAGTATTTGATAAGTATGATGGTTATTATTATGAAAGTATTAATGAAGGTCGTGGTGATAATTTCTGCTGTGTTAGAAGAACTCAATCTTTAATTCAGCAAAAATCAGAAGATTTCTTTTTCTCTACTGCAAATCCATCAGCAAATCCAAGACAATTTGATGGATCTAAAAACTCTACTGATTATGGGAATATGGAATTTGGTGGAGGACCAAAAAGATATGGTGGAAACGCTGTAATTTTAAGAGATGGTTTAATAAACATCCATGCTGGACTATTTGATCAATCATTACTTAAAGAAAAAAAAGAGATTCCAATCGTCAGCACTTCTGGAACATCTTTAACAGTTGCTCCAATTGAAATTCCAGTTAGTGGATTTACATATAATAATGTAACAAGAAAAGCAACAGTAACAACTTCTGTAAGTCATAATTTGAATGAAGGTGATAGCGTATCTCTTAGAGATCTTTTAGTATCTTGTAATACTGGATCTAAATTATATCCAAACATGTATGCACAGGATACATTTAGAATTGCTTCAGCCAACTCAAATGTAATCACAGTATTCATTGGTAAATCATTGTATGATAATGTTTTTAATCAAAGTTATGTAAGCGGGGGAACATTATCTAAAGTTGCCTCTGCTAGTTTGACAGGTGCTTTTACTAATATAAGTTCATTTGTATATAATGGAACTTCTGGTGTTGCAAAAATCAAAACAACAAATGCTACAACACCTCATGGTCTTCAGGAAGGGGACAAAGTACAAATTCAAGGAATTGCATTAAATGGTGGAATAACTTTTCCACAAACAAATAATCCTGATATTTACTATGTCAGAAGAGTCGTATCATTAGTTGAATTTGAAATTGGAATAGGAAAAGAAGCAGTATCTGGATTAGTACAAAATACTAATACCTATTCTTCTGGTGGTTCATTTAGAAAGTTAACTCCAACATTTGAAACTTCAAAATCAGTTACTGGATTTGATTATGATGAAGCAAACGGAACAGTACAAATTACTTCATCTAATCACGGATATTCAAGTGGAGACAGGATTAAAATTGCAGACATTCTTACACTATGCACATATGGTCCAAAGACATATCCTGCTAAAAATGATTTAGATGTGTTTCCAATTTATGATGTAACTAGTAATCAGTTTTCATTCTACTTAGATACATCAACCATTGTTCACACTTATGTAAGTGGAGGAAGAGTAGTTGTTCAGGGACTAAGACCTGGATCTTCAATTTATGTTTACAAAAATGGTAAAACGATTAATAATACAGTAGATGGTGGAATTTATTTTGTTAAGAGTGTTGATGGAAATAAAATTAGTTTAACTCAAGAACCATCCAATGGAGAAGATGCTTCAAATACATTTGGAGTTCAAAAAGTTACAGAATTGAATTTTGGAACAAATGATTATAGAATGACTCCAACTGCAGCAGCATATAATCCAACTACTGGTATTATGACACTGACTGTAAATGGTCATGGAATGCAAACTGGAGATACAATTAAAATTGAAGATTATTCATTAGGATTTACTTGTGCTCTTGATAACTATCTAACGACAAAATATTATCCAAGACCTTCAAATTCATCTCCAGCAAATGGATATCCAAGTTCTGATCCAGTAAGTGGTGACTTCATACCCATCACTAAAGTAAACGATAATCAGTTTACTGTTCAGGTATTATCGATAGTACCATCTAGTGATACTTCTGCACATACTTTTGTATCTGCATTGCCAAATTGTATTCTTAGAGGTGCTTCTGCTGGTCCACACATTGTAACTCCAGCACCATTTATTCTTCCTGGAACTGTAAAACATCAGTATAGAGGAACTGTTAATAGTTCTGATAAAGATATTGTTGAGACGTTGAATCCATATGGATGTTTCCCATATCGTTACATTTATGGTCAAACTGATGATGATATTGTTGGATATATTTCTACTGATGTTAAGTTGACTACTTCTTCTGGTGCAGCAACAATTAAAGATGGAATTGATTATGTTAATAACAAACTTTTGAAAGATTGGATATACAACCATGTCCAACCAAGATATTGGAGTGTTTATGAGTATAGAGTTCCAAGATCTAGATTTAGTGGCGAGAAAGTAGACGGTCAAACGGAAAGAGATATTTTATATTCTGATGTTGTTTACAGTGAGGGTAAGAACCATTTCCCTGGTGAAGTTGTTGAAGATGCACAAACTGGTGGTACAGAAGTAAGAACTTCCAATTGGAATCTTGAACCAGCAAACGTAACCATGTATAAGATTGAATACTCATGGTACGGTGCTGTTGGTGCATTGTTCCTTGCTTATGTTCCCCTTGATTCTGGTGAAGCAAGATGGGTACGTGTACATCATCTTAGAGCATCTAATCAGTTAAAAGTTGCTGCACTTGGCAATCCAACTCTTCCAATCACTTACATGGTATATGGAGGAGGAACAAACTTCTGTTATGGATATAAGAATGAAAGTAGGCAAATTAATTATATTGCTAATTCCAGTTCTTATTCAGAATTTATTGTTAAGTATGGTGCTTCTTACTACATTGATGGTGGAGATCGTGGCACTGTAAGATTATTCAATTATGGTGCTCCAGATGCCACTAATGTATATGGATCTAAATCTTCATATACAATATTATCTTCTGCAAATAAAGGAGATGGAGGTGATGCTTTAGATCCATATCCATACATTGATCTGACAGGTGCAACTGGTGTCAATGCACCAGCACTTGGAGGTGATCTTTCTTACTATATTAATGCATCTCTCGTTACTCCTTCTAGAGAACCAGGAGTAAAAGTAATTTGGGTTGATAATGCTCAAGAAAGAATTTACTTTAACAAACCAATTACTGTACAAGCAGGAACATATAAAATTATTGCGGATAGACCTAAGATTCTTCTGGGATTTGCATGTAGGGAGCAAATTAATGGGGTTAGAAATAGAGTTCAGATCTACCCAACAAAACTATCAATTGGGTCATCGGCAGTTACTACTATTAAATTAGTTAAAACTCCTATCTTCCAAACTAAAGATTCATTCTCTGGTGTGTTCAACACAACTTATACAATAGGTGCATCATTAGATATTGGAAGTATTGCAAAACCAACAAAATTAGACAGTGCTAAACTTTCAAATACTAGTCATCTTGCTGATGGTGCTAAAATTTATGGATATTTTAGAGGATTCTATGAAGGCAATTCTGGAGCAGTAATTACTGTTCTTGGATTGCTTCAGAACATTGGTGGAAGTTATTTCTTCAATGCGTTGTCAAAAACTAACTTATCAATTAGTATTTTTGGTAACTTCTTGAGAGCAAATGAGTTCTATGAACCAAACCCAACATCAATTAATGCTTCCAGTTTCAATCCTTCATCGAGTCCATTAGCAGCATTATCTGCTATTGAAATCAGCGATGAGCAAAGAACTCCAATTCCTGGAACTGGAGTTCAGATTACAACATTGTTTGCTCCAGCATCTGGAGAACAATATGATCTTTCGCAATTCTTTGATTATAATAAAGATTACCTCTCCTTCCCATTAACTGACTTAGTAGACACATTGTATATTGTAGCAGAAACAAGTTCTGAGTATAACTCAAGTTCACCACATTCATTAATGTCTGCAGCACTTACCTGGGAGGAGCAGTGATCTATGTCTTTTGATGTAAAGATTGGATACAATAGAAGAGCCGCATCTAAAATTGATCAAGTTGTCGTTCTTCAAGATGTTGAGGGACGCGAACTTACTGATGATGCAGGAGCGGAATTAATTACAACTGAGGAAGGATTTCTTTCTTCAGAATTAACAGCAAGCAAGGCATTATCGGTCGGTTTACCAGTTACTAAAAGAGAAGTCAACAAATTTTTTACTATTCTTTTTGGTGAAAAGTTTGAAGTTAAAAAAGTTGATACTAGTATTGGTGGAGATCCAAGTGTAAAGGTGATAGCACCAGAAGGTGCATACAAATACATAAGAGTTGGATCTACCATAGAAATTTCTACTGGAGAACCAATTACCATTAATGGTCAAAATGATGGTAATAGATTTGAATCATTTTTCGTTGATGCAGTAAAAGAAATTCCTTCAAACAGTTCTTCAAGTGGTAAACTTGAAGTTGTTTATACATTGAACACTGCTCCTACTTATGAAAGAGAAATCACTTATTTGAAAAGAGTTGTTACTAAAGAAAGAAGTGGTATTCTGTTAGTTGAGGAACAATTTAGAACAACTAGTGAAGTTAGTACCAGTTTACTTGGAATTGATAGAGCAGAAAAGCAATTAGGATTATTTTCTAATGTATCTACCTATGGATTAAATACTGATGATTTTGTTTTTTATCAAGATAATCCAAACACAGGACCAGGAGAGTGGTCAAATAGAATTACTGAATCTGGATTTAGACATGAACCAGCTACAGTAGAGCATATTAAAAATGAGGGAGCGTTGAGGGTTATATCTTTCCCTGTTCCATACAATTATCCATATCCTCCATTAACTCAAGATATTGTAGATGGTGTAGATGTTGCAGGTTACTATAGTGAAGAGGGATGGAGAAGATGGCAGAACTGGTTAAGTTTAGGTAAAGGTTTATATGAATATTATCGTGCTAAAAGAAATGATCAGCAATTTTCTTCTGAGTTCAATTCAAACTATCAAAGATATGATAGATTTTTAACTAGATTTATTCCTTCTTTAAATTTATATGATGATAATACGAATTATAGTGGAGTAAATTATAACAATTCTACCGAAAATTACTACACACGCATATCAGTTTGGACAGATACCTGGCATCAAATTGTTGATGGATCAACTCTTAAAGATCCAGTTAATGATAATTACATTTCGTTTTCTTTTTTATCAAGTGAAGGTGGATCTGGTGCATTTATTTTAAGAGGAACAGGTACTTATATTGATTTGGGTGCTGGATCTGTAGATAATGAATCTGGATTGCCATTACCTGGAAATCCTTTATATGGAAAAATTGTTTTAAATCCATATGAAGAAGATTGGAGAAACAGATCTTGGATTTCTGCAGATCCAGGTGGCGCTCCATCTCTTGAAGATTTCAGACCTGGATATGCACCAACTGGTGGGCAATTTGCTCTACTACAATCCAGACAAGCATTCAGGTATCAACCTGGACGTATCAGCGGATATACCTTTGGGACCAGAGCAATCATGGATAAAACCGAAGGTGCAAACTATGCTGAATGGGGAATCTTTAATGATTTTGATGAATATGTATTTAGAAGAGAGGGCGCAAACTTCTTCATTATTAGAAGAAGTACAATTAAATACGAGCAGGGTAAAGGATCATACTTACAAGAACTTGGATTGACTGATGATAATGGTAACCAAGATACCAACTTTGTAACCTATTATAATAAAGAAATTGGTGGAAAAATCTATCAGTTCCAACAGATAAAACTTGGTAAAGAGAAGTTTAATGGTGATAGTTTAGATGGTAATGGACCATCTGGATATTTACTGACTACTGATCAAATTACCATGTATAAGATTGAATTTGGTTGGTATGGTGCTATTGGTCTTAGATTATATGCATATATTCCTGTTGCTAATGGTGAAGCAAGATGGGTTGTAATTCATACATTTGTCATTGAAAACAAGTTGAATATCCCATCAATGGGAGATCCATTTTTTAAATTTAAATATGAAATGAGAATTGGTGGGGGGCAAGCACCTGATCTCACTCAACCACAGGTTCTTTATAAGTATGGTACATCAATGTATATTGATGGTGGAGATGAAGGAACTGTTAGTGTCTATTCTCAAACATGTGATGAGAAGTTGTTACCATCTAATGGTAGTGCAATAACTTTATTTGGTATATACCCAAAAAGTACAATTACAAGTGGAGACGGAACAAAGATTCCAAATAAAAAAATTATTATTCCAAGACAAATATCTATTACATCAAATGGATTTGCAGAATTGAGTGTTGTTAAATGTACTGCATGTAAAGGAAGTGGATTTTTATATCTTCCTAATATTACTGCTGGATTAAATGGTGATGTTAGAAAGATGAATAAAGTTGATGGTGTTTCTAATACATTAACTCTCGCACCAATTGAGATAAACTTAAAAAATACTATCACTGCTAGTAAGTTAATCACGACAAATGATACAGATATTCAATACTTACGTATCGGTGATTATCTTTTAGATACTGATATAAATGGAAATATTATTACTGGAGTAACATCATCCAAAATAAAAAATATTTCTTTAGTTGGATCTGATTATGTTATTGAAGTTGATGATAATCAAACAGTTAGTGGTCCTTCTCCAAAAGTAGTATTTCAACCTAGATTTGTATTAGAATCTGAAAGATTGAGTTTAGGTTTATCTTATTCTGATGAATTTTCTAAAGTCATTGCACCTAGAATTTACAATGCTTATCTTGGGAAGACAATAACTGGATCTAAACAAGAAACTATTAATTTACTTCAATATATTCCAAATGATTATCATAAATTAGATTATGAAAGAGAATTTGATCCAGAAAAAATTACAGTAAGTAATACTGATTTAACTCCTGCATATTTCTTTGGATCTACTGGAACATTTGACGTTAGATTATCACAACTAACCAATGTTGCAGCATCTCCAAATGCAATTAATGGTCCAGAATCAACAATCAATTGGTTAAATACTTATAATTATGAATCTACAGGTCAAGTTGCAGATTTTGCAATTGGATTTACACCAAACAAACCATTATTTGATGTTGCTGGAGAATTGACTGGGTGGGAAAGACCAGATGGATCGGTTATAAGTGAATCTTTAAATGGGGTTCAAACTAATGTTACAATATTACCAAAAAGTGAAATGGTGTATCTTGAACAGCATCCATATGGAAAAGATGTTACTCTTGAAGGATTGGAAGCTGGGGAAAGTTGGTTATCTAGAGTATTACCATTTACTCAAGATTTTAGAATAGGTAGTCCAGCTGGAAGTTATAGTGGTGGATGTGCAGAAACTCGTCTCGCTAAAAATCCATCAACAGAAGTTGCAGTAGATGAAGTACAATCAACTGATTTGAATTCTATTCCGTTTAATGATTGGCAAGGATTTAATAATAATAACGAAAGATTGCTATATTTAGCATCTTCCTCATTATTCGTTAGATCTACCACTCCAATTATTTCTGGAACAGGAGATCCTGTCGGTGGACAAGTTGGAGTAAGAGTAGGAACTGTATATATTCAAACTTTTTATGACAACAATGGAGTAAGTTATAAAGTTAGATTTACTACTAATCAAAAGAGTTATAAAACAGTTATTAATGGGCAGCTAACTACAATTTATGTTATTGGTATAAGTAATACATTAAAAAATGCAAAAACTGATAGTGGTCAAGCATTGATTACAACTAATGATTTTTTACTTGCCTACAATAGTGTAAGATTAAGAGCTCATTTTAGTGGTGATAAGTATGATGTACCAAATTCATATGATGTTGGTCCTGGTAGTGATGGTATATTTGAATTTAATGCATTCCCATTATATCCTGTTGTGTTGATGAGAGATGGGACAAGTTTAAATTCTGCACAAGTCACTGATATTGATCCAGTTGGAAACGTAAAAGCATTTAATCCTCAGTGGAAAGTTAATTATAAGAGTGGTTTACCAAGAATACAATATGATGCTGGTCAAAATAATCAAACTGGTGAAATTAATGCTCAGGGAGTGGGAAATAGAACAGAAACTCCACAAGGAGTTGATAGTTTAATACCATCTGCATTTCAACAAGCAGATAGATTATCTTCATCTCAAATTGATAGACAAGGTGATTCTTTATTGAGACCAGGCAGTACTTTGACGACCCTATATATTAATAACCAGACAAAAACATTTGATTTAACTGATATTTTTAACTTTGATAGAAAGGTAATTACTCCAGATATCGTGAATACTGAGGCGATATATTTTGTTGGTAAAGTATTAGATAATGCACCAAATGTTACGATACAGGCAAACATTACTTACGTAGAACAGTTGTAATAAGATGGCAATTAGAAATAAAGTTTTATTCGGATTAAAAGTTGATTTTAATTTTTCCGATGCCGAATCAAAACTAACTGCTCTGTCTAATCTTGGTCTTGATTATAGAGATCTTGAAGTAATTAGAGGAGTATCTGATGAAATATCAGATGTTGATTTACAAAATGTATCTGGATTGGATGTAAATATTTACAGATATTTGGACAGATTGCAATCTGATACTTCTTTATATAACGGAATTGTTAATAAAAATTCTGGATATTTTTATTCAACAAAAGGAAATCTTGAAGCATATGGTCCGCTATCTGGTGGAGCAGTTAGATTTAAATTTATTCCAAATGATAAGGGATCTGGATTAACTCAATCTAGTTTGAAATTTGGAGATATTTCTACTTCTCGTGTTAGTTCATGGAGTAGTGCCACTTCAGATGAAACTGATTTAGAGCAAGCAATCTCTTATGGAGCATCAGTTCAATGTAAGGGCACTTTAAAAGTTGGACAAAAGTTGTCGTTTACACCTGCTGCTGGACAGCAACTTATAAACATTAATGATACTCCAGAACCTATTAGATTTGCTACTGAAGTTCCAACTGATATGATTGAATTGAATATCAATGGAACTACTCAATTCATTTATGCTATGCGTGGTATACCAATCATTTTTACTACTGCTTTTAGAAATTTGAGTGCAGATTTTGAGATAATTCCATTTGGTACATTGAGTCCAATTTTTACAATTCAAGCGACAGATTTTAGTGAAGGTGAAATACAATCTACACCAACTGTAGCATCAAATATATCTCGTTTGAGATATAATGCACAATCATATAAAGAAAGATTTATTAAATTATATTATCCCCCAGCAAATATTAAAGCAATTGCTGCGCCGTCTTTGAATATTAGGTATGTTCCAAAAGTAAAATTATTAAATTTAGAATCAGTTAATTATGGCAATAATTTGATTGGAGAAATGCCTGATTGGCAAACTATCACTTACACCTCTATTCCAGCAAATAATTTATTTGCAACTCCAGATTCAAAATTAAAAACAATCAGTATAAACGACAATCCACTTTATGAATCTCCAGATGAAACTGCGAGAACATTTGGATCAAATACTATTAAAAAATTGCCAAAAACATTGACTTATTTAAACTTTAGTGGAACATATTATGGAAGTAGTGAGATATTATCACCTACAAAAACTGCAGTTATTTTTGCTACACTTAATGAATATAATCTTGTTAAAGTAAATAGAACTTCTGTTCAAACTTTTACTTTTGATGCAGGAACTTCTCATCAAATTAGTGGAGTATATTATGACAAATATACATTTGATGGAAAATATTATGTGTATGTCGATTCTCCTTCTGGAGACATTATTACTATGGGAAATGCCAATCCAGCAAAAATATCCAATTTGGATATGTCAACTAGAACACCTGGATTAAGGAATTTTATTAGTAATAGTTCTTCTGGAAGATATTATTATAATACTGTAGCATCAAAAAATTATTCTCCAGATTGGAAAACAGAAGTTTCTGGTGAATGGACTCCAAAGGTCAATATTAAAGAAATACAAAATTATAATATTTATAATAATGATTTTAGATATCTATCTGACGTATTTGTAAACCCATCTGCATATCTTTCTGTCAATGAAGTTAGTGCGTTATCATCATTTAATGTTGCGAGTAATTATTACTTAACTACTTCTGGTGGTAGTATAGATTTTACCAAAATGACCAGCATTAGTAGTATTGCTATTGGGTCTACTGCATTGCCAATTCCAACTGGATTGCAAAATAAAAGTACGTTGTCTTCAGTTGACTGTACTTACACTAGGTTCCCTTCAAGAAATGTTGCGGCAAATAAAGATACCTCAACTGGTGATGGTAATTGGAGTAATGCAAACAATCATTTTTTTACTGATAAGAACCCATCAACTTCTGGTCAATATGTATTTCAGAACTGCTCCAATTTGACATCATTGAGTTTTTATTCTTCTTATCTTGATGGATTTATACCAAAATTTGTTGGTAATTCAAGTTTAACATCAATTGATTTTAGATATACTAACATTGAAGGAGGTAGACCCCCTGGAAATGAAAATCAAGGACAACATGGCAGAAGGTATATCATGTGGGATGATACTTTTGCAGACAGTCAATATATAACCACAATACAAATAAGAAGTCAAAATTTGGGAAGAAATATTGGTGTATATAGTTCATTAAATGGTGGAACATTTACTAATGCAGCATTTCAAGCAAATACTTTTGCACTTCCCCTATTAACTTACTTAGAAATTGTTAGCATTGGTCAATATATTAGGGGACCATTTTTCAATACAGCATCTGCACCATCATTGAAGTATCTAATATCTCCAAGCACAGGATGGGGTCAGGATTTAACTGGAGGGACCAATTTGCCAACTTTTGCAGGCAATCCAAATATCTATTATGTAGATCTTTCAGGCAATAAATTTACTGGTAATGTTCAATTTTCTAATTTACCTAATTTCTATGAGTGTTATATTTCATCAAATAATTTGACAGGTATAACTTCATTTACTGGATTGTCAAACTTAGATAAATTTATTGCTGGAAACAATCCAAATTTAACGGGAGCAGTTCCTAATTTTTCTGTAGGTTCTCCAAGAGTTAGATATATTTCGCTCAATAACTGTAAATTAAATTCCTATTCTGCAGGAAGATTAAATAATGCTACTAGATTAGTTAGTTTGGATTTTTCAAATAACTTGTTAAGCACAAGTAATATTGATCAGATTTTAACTGATTTACTTGCAAACTATAATAATGCTCCAAGATCTGGAGTTCAAATCAATCTACTTGGAAATGCTGCACCATCTAGAGTGGTGACAAATGTTCCAACTCAAACAATTGCATCTCAAACTGAAAATAAGACAGTAGCGCATCAACAACCAACTCCAAACTTTGGACCACAGCCACAAAGAACGATTACTTTAACTGGAACACCAGTCAATATTGTTGCAGGTAAATATTTAAAACAAGCATCTACAAATGCATATGCTAAAATTGTTGGTGTTAGTGGAACAAGTGTAATTTTAAACAATACAGATACTAGTGCAAATACAACTAAATTTACAAATTCAAACACTTTACACGTCGTAGATAGTGCTGGAAATGCAACTAATTCTTCTAATTTAGTTGTAGATAGTTCTGGAACTAGTTTATTGTTATCTGGAACTGATCCTGGCATAACCAATGATTATATTGTTAGTTACACATCATATGATCCAGATTATTCATTTACATTTTCTGGATCTGGTGCAGGAGATCTTAGAACAGGTACAGTGGGAAATCAAGCATTTACTACTGAAATCTTGCAAAATCAAGTTGATATTACAAATATTGTAAATATTAATTATGCAACAAATACAATTACATATCCTGGTAACTCAACAGGAAATGTCACTAATTATCCTCCAAATGGAGCAATATTGACTGCAAAAGTTACTACTACAACTTTCGGTACTAGACAAGAAATTAGTGGTGGCGTGACATTGGTTACTAATTTACAAAGAAAAGGTTGGATTGTAAGAACAGAGTAAAATGGCAAATCAAGGTTTTGTACAAAATTTAAATTTATCAGAAGTTACAAATGGTGCTCAAGTATTTCAAAACTTGGTTGGTGGCACTATTGATGAAGATCTAAGATTATTTGCTGGTCTTTCATCAGAAAGATCAAAATTATTTTGGGAAAAATTTAGAAGTTCAACTTTTACTTCAGAATCGTTATCTTTACTGCAAAATGGCAGTAAGTTTAAGTTTAATACTCTGTTTACTTATACTGCTGATGATTATGTTTATGTACAACCAATAAACTTGATCAAAGATTTTGCATTTCAATATGTGGGGTTTTCTGCAGATGGTGCACTAACACAACCACTTTCTGGAATTGATATTGTATATGATCCTGGAATTGATTACACTCCTAATGTAACTTATACTGATGTTCTTCTTGAAGGTGGCAGTGGAACAGGAGCAAAAGCAACAATAATAGTTGGAGCAGAGGGGAAAGTTACCTCAGTAACTATAACAAATAATGGGAGCAATTATCAACAAAAAGATGTATTGCAATATAGTGCAATGACTGGTGGTAATGGATTTAGCATTACTATTGTTGGATTTCCATATAGATGTGTTGTTGTTGGTAATTATGCATGGAATCCTGCAGATCTTGATACAAATAATTTATCAATTTCTTTGTTCAATACCACTCCAAATCTTAATGGAACATATTCAATTAAGAAACTCAATTCAGGTAAAAACGGATGGTTACAGGACCAATCACCAACATTAGATCAACATGAAATAAATGTGAGAATACGTGCAAACACAGTTATAACATCTAATATAAACTTGTTTGATATAGATGGAGATGGAAAATTCACCTCTGCTGATGTAGATTTGATTGAAGCATATTTTATTAACAATGCAAATGAAACAACATTGAATACAATTGTTACCACTGCAAATATGGGTGGAATTAGAGGCACTGGTTCAAAAGTATTTAATTATTTAAAGGGAATCGATAAAACCTTATTTGATGTAGATGGAAATGAAGTAATTGATGCTACAGATATTTTATTGATGGATACTTATGTAAGTAATGCTCCAGGAGGACAGGCAACAGCATTAAATCCTGGGTCTTGTTATACAAGAAAAACAGCATCTCAATTTATATCTTTGACTGAAACAGATGCTTCCACAGTAGGAAAGCACGTTATTTCTATAACTTTTAGAGTTGGTAAGAATCCAGGTTATACAATACCAGTGGATTTAAATGCGATTTATGAAAAACCATATTTTATCTTGTATACAGATACTGGTAATTACTTTGATATATTCTCAACATTTGGAACTAAGCAAAGAATAACTGTTGAATCGGAAGAGTATATTGCAAGATCAATTGGACAAGATTTTCAACATGATGGAAAACAATTTATTTTATTTGCAAAGTCAAGTAGTGATAATACTTACTATTTTGATATTATTTGTGATGGGACAGGATTTACTAATTCAAATTTACCAGAAAATTATATTAGTGTGCTATCAAGTAAACCTATATTTTCAACTAGTAGTGAGTATGGAGTATTTGATTCAAATGGTGTTGATGAATTTTTCCTTATCACAAATCCAAGAAGCACCATTGAATCAATTAAAGAATTGATTATTCTTGCTCCAAAAGTACCAATTAGTAGTGCATCATATTCTAGTTTGCCAACTAAAACTATGATTCCTGATATGGTATTTTTGAGAGACGATAGTTTAAAAACTGATAACATCAAAAATCTTGAACAACCTACTGTAACTGATGATGGTATTGGTAGTGATGTTGGAACTTTTACTTATAATGTTAGCAATTTTAATACAAGTATTGGTACAGTTCAAGATAATGTTGATGAAGCATTATATCTAAGAGGTAGTAAATATAGAACAAATGCTAATAATTTCTTTGACAAAGATATTAATGTTGAGGGATTATTAACTTCTTATGATCCTGATCAACTAAATTTACTTCAAACTGATTTGGTTAAAAGTAATTCCCCAGGAATATACATTTCTAGTTCTTTAGCACAAATTACAAATACATTAGCTGCAGATTATGCTATCAAAACTAGATCATTTTCAAGTGATTATAATCCTTGGCAAGCAGATACTTCAAACTTACAATTAAAAACAGAATCTTTGAATGTTACCATTGCAGATTTAGTATTTACTACTGAAATATCTTTAAATATTGGTAACAATTCTAGATATGCTGGAACAGCATTAAATCAAACTCTCAATGATAACTTTAATGAAACATTGAGAGCAAACGGAAAGAGTTTCAAACTCAGAGCAGAAATTAATGGTGAAGAATACTATTTGATGATGAGAAAACCTTAAAATGGTTTCGTATCTGCAATCAAAAGATCGTAAGAAGTACCACCAAAATTAATCTTTAATTTTTTATCAACTTTTAAACTAGTTAATGATTGAGTGCTTGGAATGTTATGTATCTTTGTGTCTGGATGAGTGCCACTTAAAGTTCTAATATTCACCAATCCACCAATAGAAATATTTGGTTCACTTGATGTACTTGATAATCCAATTGCTGAAGTATCAAATGGAGGTGAAGTATCAAGTGGCGGACAACATAATTCTTTATTATCTAAATTATTTGAAAATGTAAAAACAGATAATTTATTGACAGTATTTGCTAAGAATTGTGTTACATCTGTTGTTTGTGAATTTGAATTTAATGCTCTAATACCAGGGAATCTATTTTCAATGAATATTGGCATTGGAAGCACTTCATATTGCTTCCTTCTATAATGCATATATCTAAATTGTTGTGTTTGCCAAGTATCACTAGTAATTTTTACTGGTCCATCTGTTTGATAGATATTGATTGAATTTTGAGTTCTTCTTGAAATTGGAAGTTGAGATGGTGTCTGTATCGAAGGTTCAAAAGGATATGCATAAAGTGAATGAGTATGTTGAAGATCTTCAAAATTAGCAAACCAAACTAATAATCCAGTGGTAGATAATGTTTTATAATAACTTCCTGCTGGTAATACCCATTCTGTTTGCAATGTATTTGAATTATACCTGGCAAAACTAGTTTGATTCTGGAAATATGCACGTTGAGCAGTAGTTAATGTAATATCAGCAGTAATTCTATGAATTCTATCGTAATAAATTGCTTGAGTTTTATTATCAAAATAAGTTTGGCGAGCTGTATCCAACTGTGTTCCTGTACTAATATTTCTTATTGAAGTTAATGCCAATTGAAGCATAATGCTTGCATTAGGTGCAAATCCAAAATATTCAAGATCAAAATCAGATGATGGATATCTTGTGAAATCCACTATTTTACCTCTTTGACCACCATCTGCAAAAGTATCAAAATCAGTATATGATTGCCAACGATTTGCAAGACGAATAATAAAGTAGTATCTCTTTTGATCATTTCCAGATACAGTTGTACCAGTCCAAATACTATTATCAACACGAATCATTCCTTCAATAAAACCAATAGGAACATAATCTGTTGTCAAATTAGTATGACCTTCTTGTTGTAAAGACGCTGCTATTTTTGTACCAGTTAATTTTGCAAAAATACAATTACTTGCATATCTTTTACCACCATCAAATTGTGCTTCACTGTGATTTTCAAAATTTTGATTTGGGAATGCTTCAGACCACCAAGCAACTGATGCTGTACCATTAATTAAAATATCTCTTGCTGGATTATTACCATTGTTTAGATATGGATCAAAACTTCCAGTACTAGAAGATTCTGTCCATCTAACATTGTTTCCTGGAACATCACCATTATCTATTTCGGTAATAATATATTTTGTTTTAACTCTATCAGCAGCAACATCATAATTATTTTGAGCACAACCACTATTCAAACAGAAATATTGAAGTGGTTTTGTAATATCACATCCTCTATCATGATAGAATGCAACTGCTGCTCTTTGATTTACAAAATTATTTTGTTGGAAAAATGTTGGTTCTTTGTCTAAAGTTACATCATAAACACTAACAATTATACCAGTAGATGCAGTTTGAGTTGCACCTGCTAATTTTATTCTAAAAGATCCAGGATTTCCAACACTTCCAGTTGCATTTCCACCACCAGAACTATTATTAGAACTAAATGCTCCAGTATTTGCAACAATTGAATTTCCTAATCTTCCAGAACCTCCTCCTCCACCACCATCATTTGATTGTCCTGATAAAGGAGATCCAGTTACAAATCCTCTTCCTGCTCCACCACCATAATAACCACCACCGCCACCACCGCCAGCAGTAAATGAAACTAATTGTCCGTTAACCGTTCCTGTAACTGTTTGTGCGCTTCCTCCTTGGAATTGACTACCTGCTTGTCCTGTAATACCTCCACTACTTCCTCCAGCACCTCCAGCAGATTGAGTACCTCCTCTTCCTCCTCGGATTCCAGTTATTGGAGTTGCAGTACCACCATTGGTATTGCCGCCAGCACCTCCAACACTTGGATCATTTCCACCACCTCCTCCACCACCAGCGAGTAAAATTGTACTAGCAGCAGTCCAGTTACCAGTAGTACGATCACCAGAGAATATTGCGGTAAATCCTCCTCCACCACCACCTTTTGTACTTCCAAGGTAATTACCACCAGTGCCACCACCAGGATATCCAGGTAAATAACTATTAGTTCCAGTTCCTACAACCACAGTATATGTCGTATTTGCTTGGAAATTAATATTTCCTTGTGCTGCTCCACCATTACCACCTTTAACATTATTTCCAGAAGGTCCACCTCCAGCACCGATACAATAAACTGTTGCCGTAAAATTATTTTGTGGTATTAATTTATATAATACTCCTGGAGTAAACGTATCGAAGAATGCTATTTGAGATAAATCAATTGTTTGAGTAAGACCATTTGCTTCAATAGTTACAACAGCAGGCGCAATTAAACTATTGTCCAGTGCACGTTGTTCTTTATATTTTACTGAAGTTAATCGTATGTAAGTTGATTCTGATGGAGAATTTGGGAAAATTAAAGTTTTTCCTATAGATAATCCTTCTCCATTACCTAAGAATTCGTATTTAAATGGAGCAGTAGTATTATTTTTAACTAAGATCCCTGAAGTAATATATCCATTGTGATCCAAGAAATTGACTGAAATAGAACTGCTACCACTAGTTAATTTTTTGCTAGTGATTGCACCAGCACCTAACAATACTTCAGTAACTCTGGTTCCAAGTGGAATGTATTTTGGAGCAGCAAATGCATCTCCCTGAGCAGTTCCGTTTCCTAAACCAGATTCAATAATGTAATTTCCAATCTCAACATCTGATGTATCTCCAAATGATATTAATCTAGAATCAGCTGCCATTGAAGTAGTTTTTGCAACTGCTATTTTATTCCAATTTTCTTTTGGAGTATAGTTTGATACTAAACGACGTAATGTATATAATCCCTTATACTTATCACTTTTATTAACTAATTTTCTACCACCAATAACTCTTTGTTCAATACCTTCTTCAATAGAAGTTCCACCAGCTGGAACAGTATTATCAATAAATTGTTTGAAGTCCCCAATTTTATAGAATTCATAATCTTGTTCATAAAGATATTTGTAATTTAAGTAAGTATATGATGTTTGTACTTCATTTCTCCATAGAATAATCCAACTTTTATTTGCATTAGATGCGGAAACATCTTCATCTTTTGTAAAATAGAACCAATCTATTTTGTATTCATTATAAGCTTCTAAGAAATGGTCAATTGTGATATCTTTATATCTAAGTTCTTGTTCACCAATACGTGCAACAAAATACAATGATTGTGTCGTTGGACCATCTTGTATTTGTCCAGATGATCCTGTTTGAGTAATTTGAGTGTACCCAAAACTTGAATCAAATACTATAACATTACCAGAAAAATATGCAACTTGATCATTATTATTTCCTGGAGTTATTGTATACGTTGTGTCTAATTCTACTGTAACTGTTTTAGTAGTATCATTTAAAGCAATAACTTTGTATCTTCTTGCTAATCTATTTGGATCACCAGAGTAAACCCTGTAATCATAAATGTAATCATTAATCATAAAATTTTTATATAACCATTCATCGGTAATTGTTAGGGTATTGCCAGATACTGTATATCCACCACCTTGAATAGTTCTACGATGATAAATTGTATTTAAATATTTTGTTGTTGATCTATTTGCCCAGGGAATGTATCTAACGACGCATCTATAACCAGAATTTATAACAACATTTGCAGTTGGGAAAGTGAGTGTATTTTGCTCTAATATATTCATATCACGAGTTACATTGATATAGAAGGAAGTTACTGTCCCTGTTGTATTTGCTGCAAATACTTTATATTGTCTAGATTTTACTGGTCCCTCATCAACTTGTAAATAGACAAAATCACCTGTTTTGAGGTTTACTGCAGTATCTAATTGAATTAATACAAATTGACTATCTGCCCCTTCAGCATTCATTTCTGTTATAGCATATGGAGCATTTCCTGGATTCCCATAAAATGCTTTAACGTAAGAAGGTGAAGTTTTTGATTGGAATGAAAACTCACATAACCCAGAAGTATTAATTCTAAAGAAATGAGTACCATTCTCTGTTGGTTTGTAGTAACCTTGCCAGTTTACACCACCAAATAAAGATAAGAAAGTATTTTGAACTTTATTACCATAAATGAATCTTCCACGTTCCCAAAAATTATCTGTATATGTTATATCTTCTTCAGTTAATGGGTCATAAATTCTATTCAAATAAAGTAATTTTTCATCATAATTTCTAATAAATGTCCAATTATTTACAGTTCCTGATGTATGTGATGGTGCAGTGGATGTGGAAACATTATTTGCATCCATGCTATAAAGTTTATTATTTGCAAGCACAACTTCAGCATATGCATACAATTGATTAGCAACAAATAGTTGTGGTTCTCTAATAATTTGATCAGAATCATAATATGTTGCTTTTGGACCATCACCACCAAGGAAAAATGGTTCTCCAGTGCTAAAATATGCACTATCTAATCTATTCTTAATTTTAATGATTGGTTTGTAAATTGTTGGGTTGCTATTATTTTGAATTACTCCGTTTGCAACAACAGTAAATAGAACAGTAACACCATTCAAACTTGCAAATGTGGATGTAGTGATGTTAGTTGTATAAATTTGACGAATAGGTTCTAAGTCAAGAGTAGTAAATGACGACTTTGCACCTAACATACTAGGTGTCTTTAATAAATTATTAAGTGCAGTTGTTGGACTTGGGAGATCACTCAAATTACGATCTCTTCTTAAACCAAATCTGTTAAATGCTTTTGATGCCATGCTTAGGTCTTGACTTTTAAAGTATTTATGGTATGATATTTAAAAACGGAGTATTTATGGATTTAGAAAAGTATTGTTCAAACATTGAAAATCAAATTAAAGAAGTTAAATATGACATCATGATTAAGGAAGAGGAATTGAATAAGTTGAAGGATTTTGCTTCCAGATTAACTGGTGGTCTTGAAGTTCTTACGCAATTAAAGAAAGAAAATCCAGCAGAAACTTTGAAAAGGGAAATACAACAGACAGTTGATGAACTGGCACAGGACTCTTGACGCGAACATTCAGGTGCTCTATATTGAATGAGTTCAAGGGAAACACCCAATGCAATTCACCGACTTCCTCGCCCACCAACAGAACACCACCCTCATCGCTGAGAAGGTTGAGGACTATGCACTGATGCTGTGTGATGCTCTGTACATGAATCTCAAGAACCAGCAGATTCGCTCTCACGAGCGTTCTATTCGTGAAGAGATCAACATGGACTACCACCAGTCAAAGATTGAGCACATTAAGAACCACGGTCCTGATGTAGAATTCTACTGCAAACGTGGTCGTAAGTATCTTAAACTGATCATGCGTGATGCTGGTGGTCAGCAGCATGTTCATGCTTTCATTGATCGCAGCAACGGTGAGGTGTTCAAACCAGCATCGTGGCAAGCACCTGCTAAAGGTGTTCGTTTCAATCTTCTTCTTGATCAATCACGTGAGTGGTTGTATGAGCACGCTGATTGGGCAGGCGGTTATCTTTACAAGTGATGAGAGAACGCAACCTCGACAATATCCCTCAGGGCACCTGTGTGTGCTCTGAGTGTGGTCAAGAGAAAGATAACACTGAATACCAGTGGTACAGTAACAGGTTTACTAAAGATGGTTATCGTCTCAGGGTCAATACCTATTGTCGTACTTGCTCAACTAGAATCACTAAAGACCTGTCTGCTATTAAACGTAAAGTAAAGCATCAACATCCACAACCTGCATATGGAGAACCATGTGCAATTTGCAAGAAACCAGTATATAAACATAAAAGTGAGGTTCCTGCTGGTGTGGATGGTACTTGGGGTTGGCAATGCGATCACGACCATGAGACCAATGAGTTTCGTGGTTGGTTGTGTAAGAAATGCAATACTGGATTGGGTGCATTGGGAGATAATTTAGAATCACTATTACGAGCGGTAGAATATCTTAATGGCAAAACGTAAAACACCTATTGATTATGGAGATAACCCATATATCCTAGAGGATGAAATACCGCCTCTAGGATTTACTTGTTTAGATGGTAAAGTGGCAGCAATACCATTTGGTGATAATCAATATATGATTATCATTAATGGTCAACAAGTAAAAGTATGCAGATCTAGAGAATCTGCCATTAAATTATTGGAGAATCAAAAATGAATCCAAACATGCAAGCACATTTCACATATGCCTATGGTGTTGATGGTACATTGTTTGTTACTATCAGACCAGAATTCTTAAACCAAATTAAGTGGTGGGACACTACATCTGGTGGTGTTCCACTTGAACTGTCATTTGGTGGCATCACCAAGATGAATGACTGGGGTAACAATGTCAACCTGACCATCCAGCGTGTGCCAGTTAAGCAAGTGTCCACTGATCTGCCACAGACCCTCTAAACCGTGTATATTAATGGAGTCGGGGGCAAACCGACACCACACATCACTTTCTGATTATGGCAACCCGCTCTTTCATTGCTCTTAAGCACCTTGACGACACCTTCAGCGGCGTCTACTGCCATTGGGATGGGTATCCTGAGTACAATGGCAAAATTCTGCGTGATGACTACACTGACCGTAACAAGATCGTTGATCTGCTTGACGGTGGTGACATCTCTTCTCTAAAAACTGATCATGATTGGGATCGCAACCCTATGCCTACTGGTGTTCTATACTATGCTGATCGTGGAGATGATGCAGCAGTTCAGCACTTTCAATCTGTTGTTGATCTTGAAGATACTGCTCGTGGCATGGGATGTGATTATCTCTATGTTTATGATGAGAGCAAGTGGATCTGTGAAGATCTGAGCAACAGTGATTTCATCCCTCTTGCTACTGTTGCTTAAATTGACTTACCAAGAACTTCTCGACTTTTGCAAGTTCTTTTCTGAACGAGATCCTGATATAGTAAAGGATCTCGTTCCTTTCAACCTTACTAAAACCACTAAAACCACTACAACTACTAAAACTACTGAGGAATTTGATTATGCCTGCTAATTTGATGATCACCATGCTCCGTAAGGGCAAAACTGGTTTTGAGATTATGAACATTCTTGATGCAATCACTGGTAGTAGCAATGATGATGCTGCTGGATATGATTATGTTGAATCTCCTATGATTGAATCTGTTCTTGGTATTCAACCTACTCTGGAACCTGTTGAGTTCTGATGCCTAACACTTACACTTTTACTGGCGATGCTGTTACCTTCCTTGGTTTGGTTGGTGTTGCTTCAACGTTTCTTATTATTGTTACTGCCTTCCGTCGTTACCACAATTCTCCTCTTCGTAAATAATAAGTAACGCTTATCAATCAAGGGGTTGCCAAGGCACCCCTTTTCTAGTATGATTACAAGGTAATCAAGAAACCCCCATGACTGACTTCCCCACCCTGCAATCCAAGGACGGCACGATGCTGGTTGGATTTTACCCCGTGCAGACGCCTTTCGGTGACATCTCTGAAGAATGGTGTCTACAGGTGCTCTCCTGGAAAGGTGTTGATCAGATCTCCAAGAAGTATCTGAATCGTGTTGAGAAAGCCTGTGCGATTCGTGATCGCCTGGCTTATGATTATGTGGTGACAGGTGACAACCAGGACCTGCCTCAACTTGGTAATCCTTTCTATGGTACTTGCTGATGGCACTTTTCTGACAACAGGAAATCAGATATAGATAGTAACTGCCCATTGCATGAGTTAACTCAATGAGTTGGATTGAATACTATTTCCAGCATGTCATCCCTACGGGGTTCAGGACCCTCTCCAGCGCCTTTGAGATCTGGGGTGACCTGATGACTGGAAACTACCAGGGATACGCCCTCCTGGACGACGACGACCCCTTCCAGTGCTGTTATGAATGGTTCTGGGTAAGCTTGGGGGAGGACAATGTATATGAAAAAGAGTTTTTAGAATATTTGTTAAAACTTGCTGATGATATTGACAAAGGCATCACGCCAGTGTATCCTATAGATGACCAGTTAACCCGAATCAATGAATTACTCAACAATGTTAAAATTGACGAAGAATGAACTTAGTATTCTGCTTTCCACCATGCAGATTTTAAACTCTAAAGATCAAAAGAAATTAGAAACCACATATGGTTCTATCTCTGCTCTTTACAATAAACTGTATACTGTTTCTGAACAACTTTAAACTAAATGAAAAAACTACTGATCATCTGCTCTGTTTTATTCGCTCTTCCTGCAGGTGCATTTCCTGTATTCAAATATCAAACCCCTTGCCATCTTGAAAGGAAAGAATTAAACCAATATCTTAAAGATGTATGCACTGTAGTTGAAACTCGTGAAAAAGGCGGTGCTCTTCGTACTCGTAACATTTACTCTAATAAATTTGGTTTGACTATCAAAGGACGATTTGTTCAAGGCAAAGGTTACATGACATGGGATTCTCATAACAAATATGAATACAAATGGGATTATATTATCGGTAGGGTTGCAGGAGATACTCAACCCCATACCTATGTAATGCCAGGTATTTTGCTAGAAAACATTTCTTGGGATTGAGGAAGTATGAATAATGATATGCCCTGGGTTGATCTCACACAAGAAGAGATCGATCAACTTCGTCAACAAAAACAACACCTCACAGAATATGGACAACAGAAACTACGAGAACGCATTACTGCCAACATGGATGGTGGTGTCGGTGGATCATGGAAGGTACACAAAATGAGTCGATTTGAAAAGAATCCAGACGAAATTGTGCTGGAAGATGT